ATTAGACTATGGATGATTTTCATCATCGACAAAGGTCCTGACCCGACAGGAGCGAACCTTTTGTGCATTTCACGCAACCATGCTTCGTTGTTAATGTCTTCTACTTCAATTTTCATTACTGTTGTTCCTGTCAGGACGTAATGATTCTCTTCTTGCTATCGAACGAAAATTGACCAAGCGTTTTGCTGATAACGACAAACTCACCAAATACATTACGGCTCTGTTCGTCTTCAGACAAGTTAGTCATCCTGGTATCCGGGGCGGATGCAATCTCGCGTTCACGTTCACCCATAAGGGTTACCAACCATAGAGGCCATTGGTAGTTACCCATTGTGATGTAATCGTTACTCATCGTTTAGCGCCTCGCAATGAACTCCCCATATCGCTTTATCACCAGTCCAAGACATTATTACTGCATCATCTGTTGCTGCGAATATTCCGATTGGTTCCTCGCCTTCTTTTTCTGTCAGCCTGAACACGTCATGTGCTTTAATATCAGACATCTGAACTACTGTCCAGGTTTCGCCATCTTTACGCTCAACGATTCTAAGATTCATCCTCAACATCCTTAAGCCCAAGTTGCTTCCACTTACCCTTCAGGAAGGCCTTGTAGTCAGTTTCCTTACCGATATATCGGTTCATAGCCAGACCGAAGAACATAGTTCCAGCCAGTTCTTCTTGGCCCAGGATAGCATATTCCTTACGCTCCAGGTGCTTGTTGCGCTCGTAGAATCGCTCTACAGTGTCAACCATGTGGTTGTAGGTCTTCTCAACAAACCGTTCCATCTCTTCAATGGTCTGGATAGCAACCGGGTCCTCGTGGAACAAGGTCTTCATGTCGTCGGTTGCTTCTTCTAGTACAGCCTCAAACAAGCGACGCGGAGAATTGATGTTGTCCTTAGTGTGGTGCAAAGCCAAGTACCAAGTGGTCTTAACCTTCACACGCTGACCAGACTTTAGACGCACAACAAACCCTTCGATACCTTGCATGTCCGGGATGGACGCAACGAACGCAACCGGGTCGGCAGTTTCAAACCGCTCAGTCCAACGATCAAAAATCTCCGGATAGATAGCCGGGTCAACCTTGGTGCGATCAACATACTCACCGGTGTCCATGCTACGGATGTTCAGCACCCGCAACTCAGCCTCCGGGTAACCCAACACGATGCGGTTGTCCGGCGCCACCCATTCCATGTTAACGGTGAAGTCGTAGTCCGCCAAGTGGCGCAGCTCGCGAGCAAACTCCGGGTGATTGCTCAGCCAGTTCATTGCAGCAATTGCCTGGTCCGACGCCAACGACGCTTTAGTCTTAAGCATTAGTTCGCTTGAGTCATTCATGTAGGTGCTGATCAACGAGCCGTCTGCTTTATCCTCGATCATATCAATCTGGGTCAGGTCGAGATCCATAGTAAACGGATTCTCGTACAGGTTGAAGAACTTCTCCATTGGCATTGCAGCCATACGGAGTGGGATCGCGTCGTATCCTTCGCCTTCAATCTGGAACATCAAGCCGCGACACTCCAATGCACCCGGCTGACAGAAGTCGGTGTACGAGGCCAGCCGGTAGTTGAAGATGCGATAGAACTCGCCGTTCAACTCCTGGTCCACGAAGTAGAATGCTTCGCTAGACTGAACCAGGGCCATCAAGTCTTCATACAGTTTAGTTTGATATGCGTTCATTTAATTTGTTCCAATCCTTTGCTTTATTATACAGCAACCTTCTTCTTGGCGCGATCATGCAAGCCACTTGCCTTCAGTTTATCAACCTGCATGCTGTTCATAATCGCTTTGATGATGTCCTGGCGGGTGTAATGAGTGTCAACGTTTACAGTCATTGCCTTGTAAATTTCAACCGCATGCGCAATCTGCGAACCGGTACGCGGAGCCTTGCTTACCTTTTCGGCAGCCTTGGCCGGGGCCTTTTTCGGTTCTGCTTTCTTGCCCTGAGCAGCCTCGGCATAGGTCACGCGGCCCAGCACGCCAGTCCACACCAGATGCGAACCTGCCGGGCAACCTTTGTGACGCATCTTGCGACCGTTCTGAATGTCTTTGTGGTACTTGGGGCCAACCGGAATTTTCGAGCCGCAGCAAGAACACTGATACTCATACTTGGTCTTGGTGCGACGAGCCTGACGAACTTTGCTAACGTCCATGTCATGGCAGCGAGTAGGCTCAACACCGAATGCCCGCATAACCTTCTTCCAGGCAGGGCCGTGCGAGACGCGACGCACACGACCAGTCCTGGTCATACGAACATCGCTACCCCAGATGAAGTTGACAACGCAATGGGCAACCTCATGGGGGATGGTGTCGTTCATGAAGTCGTCCCAGTGGTCGACCATCAACCCTTCGTTAAGGCGAATACGCATCGACCCAAACGCCTGGCCGGCAGTCGTACCTTTAAGGTCAAACTGCACAACCGGAACCGGCATGCTCTTGCCGTAGATCGAGTTGGCCATTTCGACAAAATGCTGAATACGGCGGACGGCTTGAGTACGCTGTTCGTGAGTAAGATGCATCTTGTGCTCCGTTCTGCTAACCTATGCGTCTATTATAGCGAAACGGTGGCCATGCGTCAACCGAAAATAGTAATTAAAAGCACTGGTTTGTAAGTTATTGATTTTGCTAGAGAAAAAAGTGCTTTAAAATCAATGACTTAGCTTTTTATTTTGCCGCTGGCGATCATCTCTTCAAACTGCCTGAACAGCCGCTCAAACTTCATCTGGTATACAGATGATGCACCGAGCAAAACATTTGCTAATTCATCTGCTAACGCAGGGTCGGAAATCTTTTCAGAAAACTCGGCGGCTTGTTTAAAGGTGTCAACAGATCCCCAACAGTCCATTATTGCTTGTTCAAGGTCAAAACGTGTGGTCATTATATTCTCCTAACTATTATTTGAGATCTTCCCTAAGGCCGTAAGAATACGAAACGGATTCAAAAAAAGCCGAGTCGTGCTTGGGATATTCTGTCACCAGTGGTACATCGCCAATCATAACCAACGAACGAGTGCAGTCCTGTGGCTGATCTGCGCAGTATTCTAGCGCGGTACGAACTTCTTGACGTTGCATGCAGCCTTCATCCAGAAGGCCTGTTTTGAAAGTCATCCCTAGGATGCTCCGATACTGCAGAACCATGCAATTTTGTGGTGCAGGGATAAACGCTGCGGGCGATGATGCCATGGCGCTTGCTGAGTAGATGAGAATTGCAAAGGCAAACATTGTCGGTTTCATGCTGTTAGTCCTTAGTTGATTAGATTACCAATCGCGATTTTCGCGGCGTTCTTTTTTACGCTTGCGCGATTCGCGATGCTCTTCTTCGTGCTTGCGGCGTTTACGATCGTGATTCCAAAACCGCGGATCGTCAAACTCATCCGCGTCTGCGCCCCACTCACGATCTCGTGCAACGAAACTCATTTTCAATCCTCGTCCTCGTAGTCCTCGTCAAGGAGGAGATCGTTACGCTGAGCCATTTCGTAAACCTCGGCTTCGCTAAGCCAGTTCAGGCACAGGTCTGCAACCTGGCGCGGGTCAAGGACATCCTGGTCCATCAGATCCATGATTTTTGCTGTCGTTGGTCGTGCGCTTCTACTCATTGCGGTTTCTCATCTTCGTTAATGATAAGTACATCAGGGAGAGTGTTCAACATCGCCTCGATCTCTGCGATCTGATATTCCAGCGCATCTGCCAAAAACTCTTCGTTGCCCGGATCATCATACGGGTCGTGAATTTTAAATACGCTCTTGCTCATGCTATCGTCCTCACCCTGTTAAACTGAGTCTGTCCGTCGTCACGGTGCGCTTTAACCGTACCGCTAATACGAATTTTTGTACCGCTGTCCAAGTTCTGCCTGTACGCAAAAAACACAATCTGATCGTCAGCAGTAATCGAAGTGACGTAAAAGGTGCACCATTTTTCTGAGTATACAGTACGAACCACCTCTACGTCAAGAGTCATTCGCTCACCAATTTCTCCAACGTGCTCTTTTTTTGCATCGCGTATGACGCCATCCTGACGTTCGCGTTCAACGCCACGATAGTAAGACATGGGCAACGAAACGAGCTGCGCAAACTGGTAGATACCAAGCGGATTGGTGCTCCAGTCCTCTATGTCAACAAACTCCAGCACCCCTTTTTCAAAGGAGTTCAATTTGCCCATGATGGCTTTGAAAGTCAGGCCTTTAAAATACTGGTGTACTTCTTCGCCCAGTTTGAAATCGGCCTCTTCGAGCATTGAGGGATCGCTCAATGCAGTGTAAGCAAAGGTGCGATTTGAAATTGAAGCCGGAATGGTTTCGTTGTGGTACGAGTCGTAATAACTATCACGATCTTCTTTAACGTAAGTGTACCCGTTCATGCGAAATCCGTATGCAGCCGAAGCCCAAACAAGGCGAGCGTCCTTGCCCGCAAACAGGTTTTCGTTCATCCGATTTCGAGTGGCACGAGCCATTTTACTCTCCGTAAACTGCCCAAAACGCGGCAGGATCGTAGTCAACCTTGTATGCCTTGTAGGCTGCCCAGAAATGCTCTGCCCGCCTCATGATTGCGTACATTTCGGCAGCAGTGACAGTCCGTACAACCTCTTCGCCGTGGTAGCCACCGTCAATGCGAACCTCAAGCTCGCCTGCGCCATCGGCCCAGAAGCCAGGTCGTACCTCAATTTCCCACGGTGGCTCGCGATGTGTGGTCATTGCAAGTCTCCTTAAATGGCGTAGTGTATCGGACGCTCGTACTTACCGGTAATGTCGTCCCGGTAGATAGTAATATAGCGCCCATCTTCGGTCGTCCAGCTGCGGGTCTCACCGTAGTGCAGAGGGGCCCAAGTACAATTCCAATACTCGAGCAAGTCTTCTGCTTCAAGCGCCGCGTTCAGCGTTTCGAACCAATTCTGCTTGGACATCTGCCTACCCTTTGCCCTAACTATGCCACTATTATAGCCGGATCTACCCAAAATGTCAACTGTTTTTAGTAATTAAAAGCACAGATTTGTAAGTCATTGATTTTATTAGTATTCTGGTCCTGTGCAGATATGGGTGCCGTTTGCAGTCACCCTGGGCGTAATCCCGCCCCGACTACCCTCGAGGTAATGACACCCTGTCAGGGCATCAATTCGCAGTGCCATTCCGCTGCGATATTCGCCGTCGGTTGAGTCTCGCCCTATTGGCAAGAACCGCCATGCCAGGGTTAGGACCAGGATCACCAGGGCCACTCTAAATAGTAGGTTTTTGATATCGTTCCAAACTTCCACGGTTATCTCTCCGTCATGCCAAGTTCAAGTTCAACTATACGTCTCTCAAGCAAATTCACGGTCTTCTGCATATACTCCGATTCGAGTATTCTGTTCGAATCTTTGAGATTCTCTATCTCTTTTTTGCGTGTAGAAAGTTCGAGATGAAGACGTCGCACGTCAGTCGCTCTGTTAATTTTAACTTCGTTTTTCTGAATGGTTTTATTAGTAGCGATTATCCGGATTGGCAGGGAAAATATTTCAATAATCGGCGAGAATATGTACATGAACACCCAGAAAACAAAAATAAGTATCACCAGGATGAATTTTCCAATGGATACCGCCAGATCAATAAAAATTGATCGTATTGCTTCCCAATCTGCATGGAATGGTGCTTTATACCAGCTCACAACATGATGCAGGTAGAAAGTGAAATACTTATTCATTAGTTAGCACCTTTATGCTTGGTTTTGCGCGAATACTTTGTGCGGTCGCGATAGGTTGCGGGCTTATTAAAGCGATTGGCGAATTTTGCAACTGGCGATTTCATTAGCCGTCTCCCAAACAATGTGCCTATTTTGCTTGAAAAACGGCTAATGGTCAACCGAATTTTAGTAATTAAAAGTACGAATTTATAAGTTATTGATTTTATTGAGGAAAATAGTTGCCATATGGGGACCAAGCATCATTTAAGATAACGGTCCAATGCGCTGGGCCATCGTGACGGCTCATGTAGTATGGCATATTTTTACGCGAAGTAGCTTCAATCCAATTGTTTCGTGGAATAGCAATCATGTCAATCATGTTAGCCTGGTCCATAGCTTTTTGAATGGCTGGGCCATCAATTATCTTTTTTGCATGCTCAGCGGCTGCTTTTGCTTCGGCTTCTGATACGCCAAACGCTTCAATGGCTTTTTGCAAAGAAGGAGTCACTTTTGGTTCCTTGCCTGGGGTTGAGTCGTCCCATGTTGTTTGGCAATATTTTTTCCAATCTTCTTCACTCCAGGTTGGGTTCGCATCGGCCTGGCCAGCAACCACTAGTCCAGTCATTAGTACAGCAAAAATAACGGTTCTCATATTGTTTCTCCAATTGTGTATTACATTTATTTAGCATATTAGTAATATCTAATATACGCATATTATACACATTTGGGAACATTAGTCAATCATTTTGGATTAAGTCCAGATAACGAGAGAACGAACCGTACAAACGAATCATCGAAACAACATTTTCTGAAAAAATGGTTATCTTGGCCATGTTGACATAGTATGGAATACGAAGTTTGCTAAGTGCTTTGATTTGCTTGGGGGAATTATAAAAGTAATATTGAAAGTGGTACGGTTTTAGTATTTGCTGCAATGCATTTAATCCAGTAATTGTTAGCCGCAAATGCTCTTTGTTATTCGAATTTGTTGGCCACCACCATTCTACATAGGCTTTAGAAACTTCAATGTCTAAGTTAGCTTCTTCAATTATTGCCTTGGTGAGTTGTAGTTTGTCCATTATGGATAGACATGCTCGCCTTCTTTAAGAAGAACTACAGAGAAGTCAGTGGTTTTGAATTGTTTGTTTAACTTCTTAGCCAAATTAATAGCATGTCCAGGATTTGAAAAAGACACTTTTTTGTATTTTGGTCCTGGGTACTGTATTAATAGATTCTGAGTTTTTAAGTTAATTGGTTTGTTCTTAAAATATACAGCCCAAATACCATCAGATGCCAACACCTGTTCAGTTTTGTAGGTTTCGCGGTTTGTAATTTCTGCTAGAACATCTGGTTTTGGACGACTCACTGCTTCATACTCCTTTTGTAGAAGTATTTATGATTAAACTGCGTACATTACCATTTATCTCCTGACACCTCAACCTGGATGATCTCGTTTGACGATGTTTTTTCTGAATTAAGTTGTTGTAGATGTAAAAGTAATTTTGTAATATCAGCATGCAAGTCTTTTGCTTCCTTTAAAGACATTGGAAATTGAGCGCTTGGGTTGCCTTTTGCTTCGGTAGCAGTTATCTTATCAATGAATCTGTTAATGTGTATCATGCTTCCTCTGAAAAAATATCGTCATTTATTAACTTAGGTTCGGTTTGAAACGGTCCTTCAAACTTGTTGCGCTGAAGTGTAATAAGTTTTGGGCAAAACTCAACCGTCCTTTTATCTTTTAGTATAATGTAATACCCAGCCGCATACCAACTTTTACTATCGGCAGTTTTTGTGTACAGCGGCAATCGATATTGCAGGTTCCATAATGGATTATATGCAGTACCGGAAACAGGGTACCCGTGGACATCAGTTGCTTTCTTTGCTTTAGGCTTTGGCATTTCAGTGAAAGTGAAAAGCCCTGATTTTTTCATCTCAGATAAAGTTTTGAATGTTCTTGCGTGTTTTCCGTTAATTCTGACTTCTAGCCCAGATTCTTCTTGTGTGACTTGCCCAATTTTAATTTTGTTTTTCCGAAGAATCCAGTATTGATCTTTTATAATTGTTTTTGCTTCAAAGGCTGACATAATTTATTTTCTCGTAAATGTTCAATTTCGCCCGGATATGGTTTAATAATCCAGTTGATAGTATCCTGGGGATGTTCGCTAAGTCTCCCTAAATCAAATCGACTGCAAAATTTCATAAAATAGAACCCAATTTGATTTGCGGGTTTTCGACTATATATATCAACCGAGAGGACGTTTTCTATGTCATCGTCGACCATTTCGATGACCTCTCTCGGTTGGGCGGTTAGGTCGATTAATAGCCGGTTCCTTTCATAATCATCTAAAACTCGATGTTCGTTTCCATCGTGGTCAGTCCATCGCTGCAACATTAAATTATTCCAGGCAAATCCTTTTTTATCTCGATCACCAAATGCATCAAGCAAGCCAATCTTATTTTTTGTACCTTTTTTTCTAGCGCCTGGGTATGCAGAAAAAACATTATCTGTTGGATCACCTCGAATGCATTTTTCAAACAATATCCAAGATGGGTCACCAATTACCTTATGTTCTCTTGTTTTGTTGTCAATTATTGGTTGACCGTTGTCTCCATACACGCCATCAACTGTAATTAATTCTTTGGTAATACCATTGTACTGTTTAACGTTGTTATTTAAAAGTTGATAGAAATCAGTGTCTGAACTTAATATGATGTGTTCGTCGTTGGGATGCAAATGAATCCATCGGGCAATAACGTCATCCGCTTCTGCATTTGGACTTCGAATTACTGAGCAATTTGTGTGTTCCTTAAGGTATTTAGTCAATTCATTAAACGTTTCCCAATACAGCTCATCCTCTTCAACCTGTTCTTCACTTCTGGCTTGTCTTTCTTCTGCTCTTGGCTTTTTATATGGTTCATATACTTCTTTTCTCCAGGAGTGACCTTCAAGAGCAAAAACAATATGATCCACCTGGACATTCTTTGTCACTTTGGTAATTGACGAAAACATTATATGAATACTTAATCCTAACTTATCGTCTATTGTTGCATTTCGACTAGCTGTATGCCGTACACGAAAGAATAAATTAGCGGTGTCGACTGTAAGGTATTTCATACTAGTTTTGCTCGGATAATGTAATTAAGTAAATGCTTGGCCCAGGCAGAATGTGCATCTGGACCAAAATGTTCGTTTGAAGTAATTACCGTATCATACCCATGTACATTGAGCCAGGTTGAGAAACAACCTTCGGGCAAATACGGATCTAAATAACTTACACTAAAATTATAGCGATTATCTGTTGAGATGTCAACTAAGCTGGTATCGCCGTTGAAAAATAAAAAATTAGTAAAATTGTGACCAATTAAGTATTCATAGAAACCAGTGATGGCCTCTAAATCCTTCTGTGGGGTTTCAAAATTTCCCCATTGTAAAATTACAAATACGTCTTGCGGTTTTTTATCTGATAACCAGGATTTTGTATTCTCGATTATTTGCCCATTGGTTTGATTAAATCGAGCCTCGGTGTGGAATCCCATTTTAAGCCAAGAAGATAACAGAGCCCCCCAGGATACTTTTATGTTATCTGGATGTGGTCTTCCTTCAAGATTCCAGTACCGTGCATCTTCGTCAGCACGTTTATATGGGTTAACTGCTTCGGCCGCTGCTGTATGCCCGGTGCCGTTGGTATAAAGAATCATTCTGGTACGTCTTTATTTTCCCAGGCGCGACCGCAATGCTGACAACTAACGTGAGTATTTGACTGGCGAGTATATGCGGACCCGCAAGGGCACCTCAAGTCTTGTCTATACTTCATGTATGCTCGAGGATAAACCCTCTGCCAGAGGTCTCTACTACGCAATGGAGTTTCGGGCAAATCTTTGAGCCCATCGGCCGGAATGCGCAGAAGATTGTGATTGCTCTCCAACGTACATGTACTCTTGGCCTCTAGTTTTACCTGACCGTCTACCACTAGTGTATCACCAGGGAATAAATTAACCTTATGCATATTTTTCTAACCTATTAATTTCTGCGCTAATACGTTCTATCATTTGGTTGACATTTCGTATAGCTGTAACATTTTTTGTATCGTATTTTTGAAGCCGAACTAGTTCTGCATCTAAATAGAATTTAATTTTTTTAGCATCGCGCATTTCTTCCGAATGTTCAACATGCCCCATACGGAAGCACGCTCTAAACACTTCGCCTAGCTGAGCATTCATATTACAAAACGATATCAAGTCTTGTAACATTGTTGCATCTTCTGGTAAAGGCAACGATACTGGTGTCATTAACTCTAATTCTTCGTTTCCGTAAATGTAGCATAGACGAAAAATCTCGCCAATTTGTGCATTCATATTCCGGTAGGAAACCAGATCTTGCATGAATGCAGCATCCTCAGGAAAATCATAATATCCTGCACTCGAGCCATCCGACTTTTCTTTCTTAGTCCTTGTTGGCAACTTCCCAGGTAAACCGAGTTTGCCGTTGGATTCTGATGCATCCAATTCCTCGTCCCACCCTGCCGGGGGATCTAACACTTCTTTAATAGCCATTGATTAACCTCATTTAATTTTCAACGGAGGAATAAGTATAGATTCAAGTCTAAGATTATCTTCCGTTACTAACACCGTTGATTCACTTTCGTCGTAAGCGTCAAGCGGGTTATTGGATATAATGTCTCCGCTTGGCAGTTCCATTACTCGAATCGAGAACGACTTCGAAAGTTTCTGCCAAAGTTTTTCACCATCTGGTGTTTGTTTGCTATCACTCATTAATTGATACCCGTCACTGTGCATAATAGCATGATACATCTTGATTGCTAAATGCATTCCTCGGTAACGAGGTAAAACAGATACTCCGTTAATTTGATAATATTTTTTGTTATTAATGATTTTTACCTTGCCAGCAGTAGCCGCAACAATTTCTCCATCGTCAATTAAGTAATACGTTTGAAACCCATCCTGAAGATTCTTAAAGAAAGCAAACCCGTCGATATCGCCATTGAATCCCGCAGGCTGTTCTCCATCTCTTTTTAATCGAGATAGTCTGACACCACCTTGATTGACCCGGTTAATTTCAGTTATATTCACGTCGACCGTCATCTAACCTACGAGATTTTACAGGATGCCGATCGGCTACGTCTTGCTCATAAGTTTCCATTACAACATTGCGACAAACAGTCGTGAACCACTGATCGACAAGATCTGCGTCGGTTTTGCCTTGGTATCCTGCGCGTATGAGCTTTGCTATAAAGAATTCATTCCAGTCGAGCTCGAATGCACCTGAAGCTACATTCTCTGGATCCACATCCATTGATACTACCGCTACCCACGGTTCTTGTTTTGCTGTCGCAGCTTCTTTTTGTGACATAAGTTCTTCTCGCTTGCTGTTATCATTATCCTGTAATGATTCTTTTTTTGAAAATAAATTTTTTAACCAATTCATTCTTTGTCCTTTCCGGTTAACTGCATATATGTATATGCAGAAAGAGTTATCCAGGTTTTTCTTATTGGAACCGGCAACACTTCTATGTCTATTTTTTGTCCTAACATTGCCATTTGTCCTGGCCAGATAATTTTATTTGTTTTAGAACAACGATGCCACCAAAGTGCTCGCTCTTTACTCCAACTTGTTCTACGCCATCTTGTAAAATATTTTGCATGACGGAGAGTTATCTCATCGGGAATTATCATTGATTTTTAACTTTACATTTTTAAGTTTTTCGATAACCAATGACTCGTTAGTCATCCACCTGCTGACCCAATTGTAAGAAAGTGTACGGTCGAAGAAGGCTGCATCGCCTCGCCATGCCATTTGGCCAGGCTTTATTATTTTTCCACTAACCATACAAGCCCTGAACCACATGCATCTTTTCTTCGTCCAGGTTAAATGCTCGGGTCCAAATCGGCCACTAATTATGTCCATATCGTGCAGATGTTTTTCCATCTTCTCTTCCATTCTTGTAAGTCTTTCGTCAATTCGATCTCGCAAGTTTTGTACATATGCACTCATAATTTTTTTACGCTGTCAATCAATTCAAATACTTCTGTAAACTGATATCGTTCGCCAGAATTAAATTCAACTACAAATTCACCAAATTCAGCAAACGTTGATGATTCAACCACTAACCAGTTACTATCATCCGCCATTCGTTCTTTTAATACCCACAATTCAGAAGTATTCAATTCGCTACGAATAAAATCTAATTTGTCGGGCCAGGCCATTTTGCTTTTCTCCGTTGTGTACTTTGAAGCAATGCCAGTTCCAAAACCTGGCATGCTTATAACTTTCCAATTAACTTTAAATAGGAGTATTCGCGGTCGCTCATTTTAATTCGCAAATAGTTTATGCTTTCTGACTGATCGTGCGATATTTCGGCTGCTACAAAAATCTTTGCAAGAGGCCAAATTATTTTTCCTGTAGTGGTACACCTAAACGGTATTATACAGCGACGCTGGCGAAACACCAGCGACTTTAAACAAACCTCGTCATCTTGATAGCTCAAGTCCCCCATGCATTCTTCCAAATATCAACTTGCAAGCGCGGAGAATACTTATAACCGGTGCTCAATGCCAACGCTGCAACATCTGGTGCTGTTAGGTTATACAGGTCTGATATCCCGCCAACTGGCATTAGATATACGTCACCGTCCCAGCCAGCATCTTGATAATCATGTATAAAGTGCTTGGCATGCTCAACGTCGATTTTATTTGCTACTACAAACTTCAAATAGGTTTCGCCAAACTGTTGGTAGCTTGCAACAACTTCTGGTTTAAGTGCTTCGTCGATTCTTTCTCCCGAGCACGGTAATTTTGCAGATACAGAGAACGTTACACGAATTGGCTTAGGATTTTTTATCTGTTCCACTAGCAAGAAATTTGCAAAATCTTCTGCAATGGGTTGAGTACCGTTTGTTTCAAACGTAACGTCGGTATATCCGTGCTCTCTTAATAGCACAAACAATTCCGGATAGGCGCGCTGCCAACCCAATAGTGGTTCACCACCGGTAATAACTAAATGCACCCGTCCATCATTTACTAACCGTCCGTGAAGAGATTGGCGAACAGTTTCGATCTCTTTCATCACGGCGGGGATTTCTAAAGTAGGCGAAAGGTCCTTAAAGGCTGGGTGCCAACTTGCATATGAGTCGCAACCGGTTCTTGCTAACGGTAAGTCTTCATATCGCCATTCTGGATGCTTTTTGAAATCTTCTGCAATTTGTTCTGGTTCGGTTGTTTTCTGTGCGGATGGCATACCAAATCCGCGGCATTGGAAATTGCATCCAAATGTTCGCAAAAACACCGAAGGCACACCAACAAACTTGCCTTCGCCTTGCAACGAATAAAAGATTTCTGCTACTTTAAGTTTTGACATTAGTCATCCTGCTCCCACGGAAATACTATCCAAGGACTATATTCTTCAGTTTTTGCAATCTGAATTGCGCTATAGTCTATTGTAGCATCAGAATTACAGTTGTCAACTAAACAGGCAAATCGAACATTCTTATGCCAAATTTCGTTATCCCATGCAAGAGAATTTGGATAGCAACCACTGCGCCAATCGTTTTTAATCCAATTGATAGTGGCACCCGAATCGTTTATATCGTCGACAATCAGAATGTTCTTACGGACTGCCCCATCATCAACATCGTACCCGTATGCCATTTCGGCCATCCAAGTATTTGATTCGAGACCCATTTCTTTTTTATCACGCAACGAAACATCCAAAGTATACATTGGCTTTTTTAGGAAATGGCTTAGCAATGTTCCTGGGATAAGGCCACCACGAGTAATACCAACAATAAAGTCTGGGTCATATTTAGAAAGAAGAATTTTCCTTGCTAAGCGAACAACCTGTTTTTGCAAATCATCAAAGTCATAATAAACTTTAACGCTCATACTTCTACCCTGCAATGCGACTTTGGTGTTTCCCAAAACTCAACGGCAACTACCTTCACATCCATCTTTGCCATTTTTTCCTGCGCTACTTTTAATAGCCACGCACTCAAGTTTTCGGAAGTCGGTACAAAGTCAACAAACACCATGCCTTCATACTTCTCATATACTGCCTGACTTACGTCTTTTGGTAAGAATGCTAAATCTGGCATCCAGTACCCTTCTGGAAATGAATTACACTTGGATAAGTCTAACTCCCACCCAACCTTTGACATGTCGCCTGATGTGTATGACGATTTAATGTATTCTGGAACCTCGTGTGGCAACAATGGATCGTTACAGTCAAGGATCATTTTGTGGTCTAATACATCATCAATAAAATTCTTCATCCAACCGAGATGTTTGAAGTCGGTGACCATACCGCGCTCGAGTTCAGTACCTTCAAGCATAACCTTCAGTTTGCCTTGATGCCCGTGTAAATGCCTACAAGCAAGACAAGCACCTTCCGACCCGGTAAATTCTACATTCAATTGCTGGTTATGTACACGATGGCCATAACACCAATCAAAACTTTTATCAATTATCCACTTCATTTTCTTAGCCTTTGTTTCTCATTAGTTTTTCGATCAACTTATACTTTTCATATGCATCTTTAAGAGCTGGATACATTTCGTGTTTTTCAAAATCATCTTGCAAAATTAACAAACGCTCTTCTATCGATTGCATAAATTCTTTCATGCTTTTTCCGTCAATGGTAATATCAGCATCGCCGGATAATTTCACTCCCTCTTCACTAATGTTCACCTTCTCCTCGGAAGTGTTTTCATAAAAGGTAAGGTGTTGCCCTGAATTCATATATGTTGAGTTTGTGATAGTAGCCTCGTGCTCCAGATCCCACGACTCGTAGTTTATTTCATCATCGTTCATTTTGGAGAAGCATCCTCGCCTTCTTCAATATTACTAATAACTTCTTCCATGTTGCTACCAGGGCATGAGTAAACTATTTGATAATTTGTATCACTCAATGCTATGCCCGTAGAGACGCAATTTTCATCAGCAAATTCAGTTAAGATTTCAAGATTTTTTTGTAGTTGAAATTCTTGGAAGAATACATAAAACAGTCCTATCACCATAATTAGCATTATGCTAGACAAGATTGATATTGTTATAATATCAGACCTATCAAAATCTGACCATGGAAATTTATATTTTGTTATTTTCATTTTGCATTACTTCATCATTTCCATGTTAATCAATTTAGTCATAGATTCAGTGAAGTCCTCATCATTGGATATTACATATATTGTATCATGATGTCTATCAGTATGGCGATCATACTTTGTAAATCTTACAATTTTTCCACCGCTCGCTTTTGTAATTTGGACATTCAGAGGCTCTCCAAATTGGTCAACCTCCCGAATTCTTTGCGGTCGGGAGGAAACGTTGATTTGATCCTCGTCTTCATTAAACTTCCGATTTTCCGCCTGTAATTCGGCTTCTGCCCGCTTCAATGCACGAAGCCAGGACCTTGCTATCCAACCCATTTAACTACTCCTTACTTTTTATTATGGAACAATGCCATAAACTCTGCACGGGTGGTTGGATCATTTTTAAATGCACCGCCCATTTTGCTTGTCACAGTAGTAGAGTTAACATCTTCAACACCGCGCGATTTTACGCAATAATGCTGAGCATCTACAATAACTGCTACATTATCTGTTTCAAGGATATACTGTAGTGCATGATAGATTTGTTCAGTAAGTCTTTCTTGTATTTGTGGACGTTTTGAAAAGTATTCAACAATACGATTCATTTTGGAAAGTCCGAGAACTTTTTTGTTTGGGATATATGCGACTGTTGCGCTGCCGTCAATTACTACAAAGTGATGTTCGCAATTTGATTGTACTGAAATATTACGCTCTACAACCATTTCGTCGTAATTCATCTTGTTTTCGACGGTTGTGCATTTTGGAAATGCATCATAGTCTAAACCCCAAAAGATCTCATTGACAAACATTTTGGCGACACGCTTAGGTGTGTCTCGAAGACTATCGTCATTGAGATCTAACCCTAGCATTGCCATTATATCGCCAAATCGGCTTTCAATTAATTCGATTTTGTCAGTACGGCTTAGGCTATCTAGCTCGTTGCGAGGAGTTTCTACTCCACATTTAAGTAAGTGTTGGTGAATTTCTTGACCCAGAACAGGGTCAGTTTTGGTTTTGTTGTAAGACATTTTTTTCTCCTTCCTAACGCGGATGTCTATTGTAAGTCTACCACCTTTGTGTGGTAAAAGTATTTAGCATTATCCTGCGTTTATCGTAATTTTTCTAAGATCAGGGTATTCGACCATTGAGCTAGGTTTAATATCCCCGCGGGTTAACCGTGCTGCACCAATTATGCATTCTTCGGGGGTCATCCTATAATGATAACCCACAGTAAATTCTTTTTGGGCTTGCCACGGCGTAATTGATAAATCGCGACCATCATATGCGGCGAGTTTAAGCCACTTGTATGCTTCTTCGTTGTCAGTTAATATTGCGCCACCTCGGCCCAATTCAAAGGGCTTGCCATAGCCAAAACTCAAACATTCATATTGCCCTTCGCAATACATGTTCTCCTCAAATAATCTAGCACAGTCCCAAATTGGCGTGTTAACTAATCTGTATTTTAAATGCCATGTCCTATCCATTAACCTATAAGGTATATTCAATTTGTGGAAGATCATTGGCACCGAGAGGTAGGTATATGCTGGTATACCTACCTCCCAATCGACTTTTAAGTATCGTAAGCACAATTCGATTGCATGAGTGCAGCAATCTGTGGCTACTGCAAACGGTGCACCGGTATATTTTGCTATTGCTTCTTCAAAATCATCTATAGCATTAAACGGATTATTGTACTGTGATAACGGTTTCACGACTTTAATGCTGACACTGTTATTAACTGATCCCATGCTTCTTTAACAGCCGGATCGTATTGAATTTGTTTTTTAATTTTTGAAAGCAATGTCAAATCTTTAATAAACAAATCATATCCTTCGAAGTTTGGCATAGTGGAAGTCATTCCAACATCAAGACGTTGGCAGCCATCGTTGACTTCTACTTTAAAGTCAGAAACATAAAGATGCCATTCGCTTAGATCTAAAGTCATACTATCAAAAAAGATTGCCATTAAAACTTTGATTCAGCAACATAATCACGGTAACGATTACCGTCGCGGCGCCACTTTTCGCCAGTGCCTTCCATGATATCAATACACCGGTCAACGGTTCCGTTGGTCCAGTCAGAGATCTTGCCCATGTCCTGGTTCTCGTGTGCTAACAGATAAAGTAACTTATCTTCGGCACTATCAAGACTCCACGGCACATATAACCGATCGTGATCGTTTGCAAATGTTTCTGGGAACGAACGATATGCTGGATATAATACATTAGTACCTAAGGCGTCGGCTTCAGACACTGTATTTGATACCCAATCTTGTAATGCACAGTTAAATAGCACTCGGCTATTTGCAAGAATCTCATAATATGCATTCTTGGTTAAGTTTTCATGAATGCTTAACTTGCCTTCATATTCAAGTATACGAGCCCTTTCGATATACTTTGGATTGTTTGAACGCAGAGGCCCACCCTGTAGAACACAAAATTCAATATTTGAATCCATTGTATGAACACGTTCTATAAGATCCATATAGAAATCTGGCTGTTTCTCTTGGTCCCATCGTGCTGCAAAAACTACACGCAACGGACGATCTTGAAATGCTGGGATATTTTCTACTCGGCTCCTAACCTCTTCTTTACTAAAGGCAAGTCCCGAAATATTATAGATAGGTGCTTTCCATCCAGCAATTCGCATATGGGCAACCATCTCTTCGTTTGTAGCAAGAACGTGAATGTTTGGCATAGCATTTACCATTTTCTCAAACAAACTCATCCAGTCGCTCATTCCCCAAACATGAACAAAGTCGTCGGGGTCGATAGTCTGGGCTAAACAACGAACAAATACTTTTGGTCGATCTTTCTCAGGAATCTGATTCATAATATAACCCAACGACTCAATGCCAGGTGTGAACATGTCTTCAAAAAAGATAACATCTTCACCGGTTACTTCACCGTTGCGCATCATCTGGACCAGGTTCATCATCTGGGACATTGAGAAGAATGATCTACCATGGGCGTCGAGAACCTGCCCGACTTGGATGCTCTTAGTATTGTCGATCTCCTGACCGGGGACAATTACATAGTCAATGCCACGCCTCTTGAACACCCGCTCACTCCAATCGGTTAGCTGATAAGTATATCGGGCCTGATATGACTCTAAGCCCATGTAGATCAATTTTCTCATATTACTCTTCCTTGCCTTACAGGCATAACTTTCATATATACCCGAGCGTTTTTGTCTTCAAAACTCTCAAAGTAAACCCGACCATGATTTGTTACACAAATTGCCTTATTAGGGTCAACTAGCTTTACAGACAAAATATCTCCATTAGGATACATTGCTTGTAAAGCAGTCCCAAAATCGTAAGCAGGGGTTACATACCCGTTCATGCCATTTTCTCTTTATCAATGGACCATTGGTCCTTAGCACGTTTTCCTGTACGGAACTTGTTGAACTGCTGGAACGGATACTTCTTCATATTATAAAGATCCGACTCGTCAAACTTATATCCAAAGTCCCGACAAAAATCTCGATACGCATCCAGGTCATCAAAGATCTGGGTTAGTGCAGGGTTCGAGTATTTGGTGTGCTTTTTTACCATTGTTGTAGTACCTATGTTATAGTTAAAATAAAGGTTAAGTGTTGTGGTTAATATTCAATACGGCAACCACATTCGCCGTCTTCCGAAACTTCAATTACCATTTTTCGTCCCGGATAACGTATAGCAAGAGTGCTATACAAATCGTCAGCAAGCATTTCGACAGACTTATGATCGATATCGATATGCGTACCAAACAAACTTTCGCAATAGTTCAATAACTGATGAAATTCAATTTCGCGGTCATTATGAAATATTTCAACTGCTACTCGAAACTTGAACAGGTGCCGATGAGTATGCCCTAAATACTTTACGTCTTCTAAACTTACTTCGGTGTTTGCTGCTGGATAGTGATGAAATCCTGCACGTTGAAAAGTAACCCACACATATCGGGTAGCATTATGCATTTTGTTTACGGCAATTTCACGTAATGCTTGTAGTCTTTGTTCTTCTACGTTCATATTATGATTATACTTTTAAAGTGTTTTGTCGTCAAGATAATCTGACCAAGTAGTAAAGGTGCGTTCGTCCATTAAGTTATGAATTCTATGTACCCATACTCCTGGGTTGGTTGCTTGAAAATCAGTATCATCAAGTTTTAAATGAGCATGATAACCTAGTTGGTTAATGTACGGCAATTTCACCGACAATACCGGAATAAATGTTGAATGTCCAACCATAGTAGTTTCGCATAGTTGTTCAGCATACTTAACATCAAGGTCAAGCACACACCAATATTTGTATTCCTCCAAGCAAGGCATGATCATTTCTTCCCATTTGCGCCACGCATCGTAGAGGGTTTCATCTTTGTTTAATGCAAAACTTTGATTAGCACCGAAATAGATAGCTTCGACCTTTTCTTCCTTAGCATACTCAATAATATCATCTACTGGTTGTAAGCCAACAACAAATAGTGTTCGACGTTTAAGTGTTGGCAAGTGTTCTACTTCAGTTCCGATAAAAAATCTTACGCTTTCATGGCCTTCACGGTTCATGTTATTCCTCAAAAATACTTGTATTGATTGTAGGTTTTTCTTTCTTTGTTTTCAAATCTTTTGACGTAAAAATTGTACCAATTTCTCCAAACTTATCATCAAACATTGCTCTAGCGTTTCGTGGTTTTGCACCACCCATTCCCCTGGCACCTGGGACCGCTCGCCAAAGAGAATCATAATGTTCAATCTTTTCCATACGTTTTTCATAATCGGCTTCGTCAAAGATATCTTTAATAGCTTCACGTATGGTCCAACCGGTGTGTCCACGAACCTTCATTGGTGGATTATGCCCAGCATCATGCTGACGATTTGCAGCTTGTACCGCATTAATATGCTGCCAAACATTGTGGCTCATCATCAATGCATATGAAAATGAATCCCAACTAGTTCTTCCTTCTTTACCAATTTTATTTAGATCTCCAGGTGCATATACGCAAACATCTTTTATCATTAGCCGTTCGGATATTGGCGAATCTTCAAATACGTCATGGATGCCATCTTGTAGTACAGCATCTCGGAAAGACCGTGTATCATTTGCATACTTTTTATCATCAGCAGTTGGACTCATAGAATACGACCAACGGCTGTCATCATTTATTCGAGTGTGATGATAGATTTGCCCGTTCGCTGTAGCAAGAAATGGACTGGCGCAATCAAAAGAGATAGTAAAGTTTTCGTTGTGTGTTCTTCGGACCGCTCTTTGTATCTCGGTCAACAAAACTGCCCATTCAAGTTTACTGGTGCCCAAAAAATGCATCCAGTCGTGCATTCCTTTTTCTAAAAGACCTTCGTGGATTAAAGTGACGATGCGCTTTAACGCGAGCTCTGGCTCGGCCATATTCAGCCCGCCCATTGCCCACCCGCGGAAGAACTTTTCATGCTTCTTTGGGTCACTATACTCTTTCATTTCTTCATACCAAGCGTCGGCATCTTTATGATTGCTACCTTGTAATACGTTTAGGAACTTAGCATCATTCGTGCTATGTCGCATAAAATATTCGTGATTGTATTTTGTTGCATCTACAGCATCTTGTACAGTTTTGATATTAGTTTTTGCTACCCATGTTGGGTTCGTACAAGTCCAGGTTGGGATATCTAATGTCATACTATAATCAGAAATTTGGCATAACCATTTAAGAACGGTACTGCGATATTTCTCAGCTTGTTTATCATTCGGGTTAGTCCAGTCGGCTTCCCATACACCCTTGGCAATCTGGAATCCACCTGAGTCGGCAAGTAGCGTGGTATGTTTACCACGCTTGCGAATCATATTTTCTTTTGGTGAATGTTTTGTTAGATCTAAATCCGCATGACCTGCTGAATATAACCCCCATTTATAGTGGAATAGTCCTTTTTGAGGATTGAAAAAGTTTAGCATCTCCATTTCAGGAATACCGGCTGGCATTCTTTCAGACGGAACATAATTTGGATCTTCTTGCTGCTTTCCGATATAGGTCGCATAGAAGGACGATATTGCTGGCAAAAAGACAGCATAATCGTGTTGTTTACTTGTTAAATCATCTTGCATGTTAGTTTTTCTGTGTTAACTTCTTAAGCATTTGATATTTTTCCCAGGCTTCTTGTAGACCGGGGGTATCTAATCTTTGTAATGCATCACCAAGAATCATAGCTTCAAGGCATTCTATGCGCTTAATAAGACGAGTAATAACTATTTCTGTTCTCTCACCTTGCTGCGGATCTGCATACATTCCTGAACGAGACAGAAACTCTTGAATCCAACGATCATCGTTCATCGACTAACCTCAGCATTGTTTGATACTTTTCCCAGGCTTCTTGTAAACCTGGATGCTTGTTCCGAAGATGCTCTTCATGATCCCAAACTCCACGAATACGGTACAATTCTTCGCGCAAATTCATAATCTCATCACGCATCTCTTGTTCGTATGATCTATAACGATTGTCAAATATAGAGTTCCGTTGACGGGATTCTTCATCTTGTACAAACTTTTTTAATTTTTGCAGTTCGGCATTTTGTTGCGGTTGAGAATAATAGAAATATTTCGATTCGGGAGTTTTCCAGTCTTGCAGTTCTTCAATATAGCGATCCAGGTCCTCGTTAGAAACTTTAATAACTTTAATATTAGTTGGGACTGCCATCTCGAGTTAACCCTAATAAAATTTGATATTTTTCCCAAGCATCTTGCAATGCAATATTTTTCCGACGCAATTCTTCATCTGCAATTTCTTTTTTCAGAAGGGCCTCGATTGCTTGTTCTAGATCATAGACACGCTGATCAATTTCGCCTTTCCAAGGACCAGCTGCAAATTGTATTTCAAGCCCAGGTCGGCCATTGGCATCCCATTGCGTAGCTTGATCAATTCTTATAAAGCCATCGTATGATACTTTAAATTCAATCATTACTTGCTTTGTGCTGGCAAAATATAAGTGTATTCAGCAAGTCCTGAATTAACAACAATTTGTGATGCACCGTCATCGGATACACGCATTGTTTTATCACCCGGGAGGCTCAATATATTAATAACGTGCCCAACTGGCCAATGCCATCCACGTGCTAACGTTCCAGAAACATCATGCTGGAAAACAAAATTACCTGCATGGGTTGAGTGATCACCAAAATACATTACGAGATTATTGTCGACGGTTTTCATAACAAACGTTGGTTCGTCGTTATTTGCCTGCGCTTGGTACTTTAGTCGCATAATTGACTGTACGGTTGGCTCTAGCTCAACGTTCCATTTTACGCCTTTAAACTTAACTGTTTTAAGTTTATCGTCAACAATCTCTTTAACCATAAACCGATAATCGTTTGTAAAGTCACCATCAGCGTTAGTGAATGTTAACCCAACCGGTCCTTTGCTTGCATCATCTTTCACGACAATTTTTGCATTTTCCTTATAAGGTTCCAAATTCAAAATTGTTTTCAGCGTACTCAACGATGGCATACCAAAAGTTCCAATAAACTCTGGAATTGGGTTTAAAAATTTGCCTTGAATGACAACGGACTTATCTTCTGCTAATCCATGGATCAACGTTTCTTTGTCTGTGCCTTCGATCTTAACTAAATCCACGCAACCTAAATCGTAGGTATGCTGAACTAAATCCAATAGATAATCTTTCATTTTGTTTGTTCCTCTTTGATATAGTATACGATAGTCAATTTAATAAATCAACTACTTTGGCCTTCAATCTTTTTGACTATTCCTAAGGTTTGGCCGCCGCGTAGGGAATTTGATTGTCCTGGCTTTTTAATTTCGAGCCAATGCACGTTTCGGTCTGTGGAGTGGTAGTTTAAAATTTCATATCCTAATCCTTCCGCTATGCGCGTTAATAGTTTGCCCGGAACATAGGTATATAATCCAGATTCAAAATTTGCAACAGATTGGGAATTGTCGCAATCATTGAATGTAAAAAGTACAACGCCGCCAGATCGTAAAAGTAGCAAAAATTCTTCCAGATATGTCTTAATTATTTCAATTGGTCGTTTGTTGAAAAATTCATTCACTACAATAAAACCAAGTTGGTTATTTGGTATTAAATCTAATAAGTACGGCGCCTGATTCTTTTCTTTTACTACCTTATACCTTAATCGACGTTGATACTGCGGCGTGAATAATTTGCGTGACGGACTTAATAATGCTGGGGTTTCGTCAATGAGGTATAATGGATCGCACTGGAGCATTGAACTAATTACATTGCCACTAAGTGGACGAATAAGCATGCCAGCATGCTGCCACGATCCATATAAAGAAATTCTGTCTTTATAATATTTTAGATCATCCTCGTGGTGTATCCAGGTATGAGACTGATGCTCATCTAGCACCAACTTAGTTATATTTGGATATGCTTGTTGCAAATCATATATCTTATAACTCTTCTCAAATGCATCGTGCTCTAATTCTTGTCTCTTTGATAGAAGCTCTTCTTTTAGAGAATTCAATAAACTTTCAGACTGATCAATTTTATCAAATATAGATTGCCGACTAATATCTAAGTCATTGACGTATGTTGATATATCAAACTCTTGATGCCCGTGAGATATATCAGTTGTTATCCTATTAAATTTTGATTCAACTACATCCTTTAAAGGAGACAACGACAAAGTATCAATGGTGTTGATATATCTAATTAGTTGGCTAAGTTTCATTTAAAATTCAAATAACGTTGAAAATGTAGTTGACATGTCTGTATGTGCAGCAATGTCCCAATCCAATACGCCTAATAAGTTTTCTACCTTCTGATCAACTACCGTTATTTCCATGGTCTCATCATCATACGGCAAATCTTTAAACCACTGTGGAATATTGTGTTCGTCTGTCGGTCTGGCAATACTTGTTATTCCCAATGCATTAGGTTTAAGTTTACAGATAATTGCTTTCATCCCATCTTGCATTTCTGTAGTATAATTATCGCCATTGAGTCGACGGAGTTTATTATAGTTATACCCAGCACGAACATGCCCTGGCAATCTTGCCGAAGTACCGTGCTTTCGAATCGAGTCTTCTTCTAATGCTGTATATTTGGTTAAGTTATTAATACGTTTAGGCGAGCCTTTTTCCCAAGGAGGAATATTCGTGAACTCACTTTTAAACGTTATTACTTTTTCAATAATTTTTTCTCTGTCGGCCCCAGTTAGTACATCATACAATAGTTCTTTAAGAAATTCTTGAATAATATAAGGAGTATCAGATCTCTTTAAGTCTAACCCCATGGCCTTAATTTCGCCGGGCGTTCCGTCTTTGTCTTTGCGCTTACCTTCTTTATCAACAACCATAATGGCATAACGCTTCTTAGTTATAAACAACGCATTAGATCCAACTACCTCCCGGCCGCACTTAATAAGGCTACCTTTGTCTTCTGGGCAATGAAATGCTTTGCTCATAAATGCAGGAAAAGACTTATTAACTTCATCTGCAATAGAATCATATAATGAAATTGCTATATCAGCATTCCATTCTTGCTCACCACGAGCAATAGCGTCCTGTAATACAGGCCAGGCTGAGAAATATGCCGAATCGGTATCGCCATATATAATGCATTGTCCTGTATGATCATATTCGCCAGTTAAACATTCGTTAACATAAGCATCCATGTGCTTGGCAATAGCACGACCGGTCAATGTGGTTGACTGTCCGATACGCTTGTCAAAGAATCGACAATGTGGATTTAGAAGTGCGCCATATAGAGAGTTAAGGTTGATCTTCTTAACTAACTGGCGCTTGTCCCAATACTCTTCTGCTACAGCGTCGCCTGTTGCAATCGCTTCCTTGAGTTTCTTTTGCATTTCTTTGCGTTCGGAATACCATCTAGCCAATAGACCGGGTATAATTCCGTCTTTTTCAAACGTAAAGATTGTACCATTGGCTGTTATGCCCCATTTACAATCTTCGTTGAAAACCATATTATATACGTCGCGGGCGGTATGTTTTGTTGCCTGGCCGTTTTGCCAATCTATAATAATTTCGGTGGTTGGATCTTTTTCCATAACTTTACTATATTCTAGCGAACCAAACAATCCTTCCCATGCGGCAGCAAAAGATTTTCCTTTACGCATTTTACCTTTGGCATTAGGCTTATCTGCCATTTGCTCTTCGATATACTTGTCGGTCATCACTGGGCGTAATTGTCCAACAATAGTTTCGTTGGTCATGTTTAGAGCGCGAATGGCCGACGGATAAAGTGAATTGATGTCAACCGAACCAATCCATTTGTGCAATCCTTTCTTAGGATAAGCGACATAGGCGCCTGCGGCTTGAGTTTCACCTTCGCCCGGTCGTACCTTGTCTGGTACAACCATTCCTCGTTCGTGTGTTTCGTTAATAATTGCTTGCTCAGTAACTGCAACAGCACCCATAGTTTTAGGAATAAGGACCGTGTTTGCATGTGCAACAGCATTGGCTAAGTCGATGAACTTTAGTTTCTTGTCCAGCTTAAACAATAAGTGAGCATCTTGACGGTTATAATCAATAAATGTGGGGAAGTCATTATTGTAAAGCTGATCTAATGTACCCTCATATGCTACCTTGCGTTCATCTAATTCATACTCGCCGATTGCATCTAAGCTATAGGAATGCATTTCGTGATAGGTATACTTGCGATATAATTGCATGTAATCTAAATGTATACGACCAACAAGATCATATGTCACTTGTTCAGCGCCGAACCTTTCAAATGTTCTTTTCTTAGGAAGTTTGTTCCAAAGACAAAATTTCCTGGTATCGTCTTTACTCAAAACTCGAGTAATACGATTAACCATGTATGGTACGTCATACCCTTCGCTGTTCCACCCGCTTATAACATCAGCGTCTTCGATTATATCTAAAAAGTCTTTGAGCAATTGCGCTTCATCTTTATACAAAAATGTATTATCAAATGCTTCGGCAATTTCTTGTGCTTCTTCCCATGAAATGCCTTTAGGTGGTACCGCCAAGGTAATAAGTTGATCCATCCAATCAAGATAAATCGATACCGCCGTGACTGCGTTAAACGGGTCAGTGACCGGCGAGAAACCTTTTTCGTGATGAAAGTCTACCTCGATATCAAAAAACGCTATTTGCAGTTTTGGCGCATCGATGTTTTTATAGAAACTTTCTAATACTCGAGCAATCGGTGTAAAATCCGATTCATACAATTTTTTACCAGACATCATTCTTTTTTCACGTTGGAATGACTTATTTGTTCTGGTTGTAAACTTTGAAACCGGATCACCGTAAATCGAGAGAAATTTCCCTTTTGGATCGTCGTAGTAAAATGTGTATTCGGCCGGGAAGGTCTTGTATATCCGTTTTCCGTCAACCCGTTCAACTACGTTGACTACATCACTCTCTTTCTCGTAGTAGGCATCAACAAAGCTCATTACTCAGCACGACCTACTGTTTCTAAAATAGTTTCTAATAGATCGTAATCGTCACGTGCAATTTGGAAGTTAGACTTATATGCAGTTTTAACCGCTTTCTTTAAGATAGCAGGTTTAATTTCCATTTCTTCTGCGATAGCTTTAATGGTATCATTTAGGCCACCGTTGAGAACTTCTATTTCTCCCAATACACCAACACCTTCGTTAATTAAACTAGTTAATTTAGCCTTTTCTTCTGGTGTAAAAATTTTGTCTGACATGTACATATTCTCCTTTAATAATAGTTAATTATAACAAATTGCGAGAGGACAGTCAAAAATATAGGCATCGATTCGATGCCTATATTTTACCAAAATGAGAGATTACTGACCTAGTCCTAACGTATGAACGTCGTCGACTGGACCGCCAGGTAGATCAATGCCTTTCTTTTGCGCAAGCATTCGAACCTTAAGCAGTTTTTGTTTAATTGCTGGTGATTGTCCTGTTCTCTTGTAAAGCCCTAATAGGTTAGTCCAGGCATCTTTAATGTCTTGTACTTCTTTTGTGCCACCAATCTCAGCACGAGCTTTCTGTCCGCCACGATTTATACCGTGTGTTTTTGCTTTACCCGCCCATTCTGGACTCCCGGTAAATTCAAAATCTTTTGGTTGATCCATTGGATCATCAATCTGGAAAGTTGCAATCGATTCCGTGATTTTATTTAAATAACCGAAAAATTTTCTTTGCTCGTTAAATTGATTATAATCTTTTGAATCTAAATACTTTTTGCTTGCTATATCTGCCAACTCAGTTGGTGTTAAATTAAATGTCTTGGCAAGAGTTTCAAGCCCCCGAATTTCTTCTGGCTTCTTTCCGTTATCAAGCATACGGGCCAAGTTTTTAAGATTTACTTTCTTTTCAATGTATGAGACCGGCCATGACTCTTTAAGATTCTCGCCTTGCGCGATCCAACCATCCTGTGCTAAATCTTCAACGGAGGATCCACGAACTACTCCGCCGTCATTGAACACCATTGCATGCTCGCCAGACTCTGGATTTACTGCATGTAATGCAATTTCGGTCACTGGGTTATCTTTTGTTGCTAAGCGACGACGAACATATACAACACCATCGAACTCGAATCCCATGCTATCCGCCGCTTCTTGCTGGAGTTGGTTTGGCGTAGTGTCTGGAGCTTCTGTTAAATCCTCCATAGCGAAATAAACATCCGGCATTACTTCATCTTTTTTCTTATTTTTTTCAGTGCTAGGTTTACTTGGACCAAACTTTTTAGCTTTTGGATTACGAGCCTTTTCCGAATCGGCTTGTGCAAAGTTAATCGCTTGTGCCATGTCTTCGTCAAAAATAGTATCATAGTCGCTGGTTAAAATATGATATGGCGCACCTTTAGCAATGTTAGCCTTTACCTTTTCTAAACGTGGATCGTCTGGTTTGTAATAGTATTTTTTGCCACCGTCGATATGCTGGACAATTACTTTACCTGTTGGGTCAATGCCGTCGCCTTTCTTACCGTAGGACTTAACGGTAACATCCATGTCTGCTATGCTTTCGCCTGTAATGCGACCAACTGAGTCACGCTTTGGTGCAGCCGCTGCAATTTCCTCAGACCACGGAATAACTTGAAAGTTAGGATCAATTTTGAAGTTTACTGCTTTACCGTGTGGTCGTGTAAGTGCTTTGCGATATGTGTTATTTCCAGTTTTAACTAGTGCAAGTTCTGTATTATTGGGATTGTAAAATCTAAAACCACGCTTGATTTTATAGAACGGAACTGTTCCGTCCATGTCGGCCATGCCTTCGCCTGCGATCTTTTTGTATTTCTTTTGTGCTTTAAACGCAATGCGAGCATCACGAGCAGCATCCTCATCGCCAAAGTGTTTAGCATATTCGGCATCTAAGTTACCCGAGAAGCCATAATCATCTGCACGATTCTTGGCTTTGCGCTTACCGTAGCCTGGGACAAACTTACGAGCCATTCCTTCAATGCCTCTGGCTTCTTCGACATCCTCATACCATCCTTTGTTTGCGTTCTGACCATACCAACCTTTACCTGTCTTAGACGAGTCTGGTGCATTATATGCATCGTACTCTTCATGACTTAGGTACATATCGGTGTCTGGATCATAATATCGACCTTCGCGTGGGTCATAATATAAAACTTTTCCTGAGGTAGTACGGAAAGGACCTTCAAGTCCGTCTCGCTCTTGATAACGATCGTCAATTGGCGGCAATACTGAATACCCTTCTTTTAATTTCGAAAGTGCTTCTTTTTCTGCTGCCGCGGCATTCCATCCTTTGGACATATAATCTTTTAGTAATGAGACCATCTCTGGATTGTCAGCATACTTGTTAAGCATTTTTTCCTTAGCAGCGAGCATTGCTTCCATATCGCGCTTCTGGCCTTCTGCACCCCAACCTTCTCTAACTTTGTCGGTATCTTCTTTAGTGGCCGGTCGCTTGCCTTTTGACCACGGACCAGGAATTGTCATGCGTGATGGGTCCGGGTGTGGATTACTAATATAATCATCTGGACGTTTAAAATCAATGCCTAGGTGCTGCAAATCTTTCATAATAAAACTAAGTTCTTGTATATCAATATTGGTGATTTTATTGATTATACGCTCGCGCTGTCGCGCTGGCAATTCTTTTGCTTTTGGGTGTGTTTGCATCAAACGAATCATTGCTTTTCGTGGATCGCCTCTGACCCCGTACCAAATTCCGTAACGTGGATCTAAATCTTTGAACTTTTTACTTTCTTCTTGTACTTCATTTTTTGTTACGTTTTTAATTGGGCCTTTGTATGTATTGCCGTTTTCGTGCTTAATCCAGACGCTATACTCGTCCATGTCAATAATGGTACCGTAGAAGCCAGCACCGCCTTTAGCACCAAATCCTAAGTGTACCTTATCTCCAACTTGTAAAGAATCGTCTTCTACAATTTCGGTTTCAGCTACAGCCTCGTCAATGTCTGCTTCCGACATGCATGTACGCTTCTTAAGTTTTTGTAAGCGTCCTTCGCTTTCTTTTAACTTCTTAGGCCCTTTCATGCCTTCAAACATTTCAAATAGTTTCATTATTCAATATCCTGATTCTGACCAATTTTATACTGGACTTCTAAAATATCTTCGTACACTTCTTGTAATAATGTTTCGTCTTTACATTGCTTAACTAATTGAGTTAGATCTTTTATTTCAATATATATTTCACGTTTAATTTTCTTAGACTTGCCTTCAGCTAAATCATAAGTGCCTTTATCGTTTTGGTGTAACTTCTTCTTTTCTTTGCCCTGTACTTCTTTATCGTTGTTTTCAATTTCGTTAAAAGAACGCAAGATGTCGCTAAACGATTGCTTTTTACCTAATGTCTCTTCATCAATTGGCTCTTCGGAAATTACTTCCTCGCCAGCATCCGGATCGCCTTCTTCGCCGCCTACTAGGTAATTGCTAGCCGGGTGTTTACTATCACTATTTTTACCCATTTTGTGACTACCAGGCATATATGGCTTATAATGTGCGCCAGGGCCACCGCCAATTTTTTCGCCGCCTTCGTTAATGGTCTCTTCAGTTACAGCATGAAAATTCCTTAAAATATCTAGCATTGGATCCGCGGATCCTTGGGCACCGTTAGTTGATGCTTTATTAGCCATTCTTTGCTGTCCGGCGTGGTCGAAACCTTTAAGTATTTTATTCATCATTGGATCATTCATTATTTTACTCCCATTTTAGGCTGGCGCTTACCTTTACCACGCGGAGTACGCGGCTCTTTTAACTTTGCGCCTTTTACAAATTCATCGTATGGCAATTTTTTATATTGCTTTTCTTCTTTAGATTCGTATGCATCGTAATCTTTAAGCATTGGGTCTTCTGGGTCAATTTCAAAGTCTTCAGGCTCGTCAAATCCATGACTGAACAATAAATCTTCTAATTGGCCTAGGTACTTCTCTTCAATAAACATCATGTCGCCTTGCCAATCAAAATCAAATTTGGAGTAAGCAAGTTCCATTGCGTTCTCGTTGTTAAACACGACTTCAATCATTTCGTCGCCCATAGCTTCGTGAACTTTCTTTTTAGCAGTGAACATGCTACGCAATACACGAATAGAGCCTTTCTGATAGTCACCATTGATATCAATGATGTAAGACTTTGGAGCACCTTTATATGAGCCGTGATGTATCTCACCGATTGTCCCTTCCGTGCCTTTGCGTGGCCCGCGTGTGATAACTACCCAATCACCTGGCTTTAATGCCTCGTTGACTGCTTCAATAGACTCGCGTATTTGCACTACCTTAACCATTTCCTTATGGCCGTACTTTCTGTTCCATGCTGCTGCCCATTTCTCAGCTGACTCCTGATCAGGGTAAGTGCGTATCCAGCCGCCAACTTTAGTATCAACCACTGCAAAATTAGTATTTTTACTACCACCTAAATTAGAACCGGTCTGCAATAAATCATCATCGGCATCTTCGCCAAAGAGTCCTTTGTGCTTTTTCTCGCGGTGAATTGTTCCGCCCATTGGAGCCGATACAGAAGCTACTGCTCCTGCACTTGACGCGCCTGCGGATGCTGTTTCACCAACAGCTTCTTTATATTTCCTGGATGTTTTTTGCTGTTTAACAAAGTGATTAAATGCAGCCTGCGGGTCATTTTTAACCTTTATAGAACGTTGTGCTCCGTTGTTCATATAAATAAACAAATCGCCCGGGCCCATATAATCATCTGACGCCCATGCAGCATTGCCTACTACTTGCCCTGTCTTATTATTAACAATTTCGTAGTCGGTGCTTTTAACATTGATATCTGGTACATAGTCTACTTCGCTGCCCGGCTCTAAAAATTTTGATCGGTTAACAGCCCGCAGCGTATATCCTTCTGTAATAAACTCTTTTGCTCTCATAGTATCCTAAATCTTGTATTATCTATTACTTCGCCGGGCCCAAAATGTATATGCGTGTTACTAATTTTAAACTCTGCTAATTGCGGCCCAACTTTTTCTAATCTAATAGTATATTCGCCCGGGCTTCCTAATATTTGCAACATTTCTCTAATATAGTGTTGATCGCTATAGTTATATGTACGTTCAGTCATTAATTCATGATTGACATAAATTCTATATTCTGGTGGGAATCCTGCCCACTTACACGATAAATCAAACACCACTTTTACAAATTTTGCTGCCATACAGTATTTATGGCAATAACACTGTAAACCTTTCTCCATTACGGACGTCAACATGCAAATAGTCGTCGCCCGTCATAATCGTAGTTATATACTCAAATTCTTTTAGCGCAGATCCGTTCAAAATGTCATTTTTTACTTCTGCAATATCAAAATTTTCAAATCTGATATTTGCTGCACGACCAAATGCGTGCTGACTGAAGCCATTATGGAATGGACATTCTGGCGTCCGCAGCCCATTCCATTCGTGTTCGCCGCCATATGCCCAATCATTTATCAGCATTGGTCCATAAACATCACGCATTCTATCCATTGTTATTAATAGCCGTTCGTCGAGCAATTCCCAACCGCAATTGCCGCACTGATTATAAATGTGCCTCGGCACAAAATCTTGAAGTTTAAACCAACCACTTGTATATAAACGCATAATTATGTCCACGGTCTGCCATCAACTAACCCGCCCGCATTTGGATTATCAACCAATGGGTCAGTATTATTACCAGCTGGATAGCGAGTTGGTAATTGGGTTACATCGAGAGTATCTCGACGACCTGTTGTACCGCGTTTTGCCGCTGCTGCTGCCAATTTCGCATCTTGTCTATCACGCTTTAACGGTAATGTTGAAATGCCATTTGCTGCCATAATTTACCTCTTAATTTTCATCCGTAAATCCACTTATCTACTAACTTGTATTTAATGTTAAATGCACTCATAAACAATTGTAATTCATGTAAGCACTCATGACGTCCACCACCACCCATTAACGATCCACTCAGCTTGTGTAAATCAGCAATGTTAATATCTGGAACATAAATGTTGTCGTCATATAGTTCGCTTCGCCAGGAATCGCCAACTAATTCTGCTAATTCCTCTTCTTCTATATCGCGACTATCGTTCAAATTGTTCATTACTAAATGACGAACAACTTTAATGATATCACGATTATCAACGCCCATATCCATCCAGTTACGCAAAAAGGCATAAGTCTTTTCGCGGTACTTTACCCGACGGGCAATATTTTCATCTAATCCATATTCTATATAATGCCAGGCTACTTCATCAACGGTGTCTTCGATACCAACGTCCTCGCCGTTGAAAAAGCAAGTAATAAATGCTGGGCGTTTTTGATTAATAAATTCGCATGCGTTCTCAATCGCATCGTCGTAACCTGCGGTCTTCATGTAAGCAGGTTGGAAGTCAACTAAGATAACGCTATTTTGATTAGCCTCTGTTATTATTGACCTCATTGTGTTACGCCCTCATAATGCGCAGGATCATTCATTAAGTTCCTTGCTATCAATGAATGTAATTCGTTCCGTGTAGTAAACTTTCCATGAATGTTTTCATACTCGACACCCTTCTGTATTGCTGCCCGTATGCTCGATTCATCAGTATTATGCAACATAGCTAATCGTTGAGCAAGTTCGCTGGCTTTTGTCGGATCTAAATTTATCTTTTTAGTTCTAGGCGCATTTTTTGCCTGCAACTCTTTAATCTTCTTTACTAATTGTTGCTTTGTCATTGATCCTGATGCAAACAAAGCAAACAGACGAAGTGCTTCTTCTGTGCGTTGTCCTTTAGACTTTAGACCAGACGATGCTAACTTGTAGAGTTTCTTTGCGTAGTCTTTCTTATATGCTTCTGGGTTGGCAGCTACAGCATAAGCAACTATGAAACGATTAATCATTGGTACGATATCCGATTCCCATCTTTGTAGATATGCTGCACCACCTGCCATTCGGAACTCAATTCTATTAGACTTTAAACCAATTGACGTATATTTTCCAAAGTCAAGTCGATCTCCCAAGTTATGCATTAAGGTTTTATCAAGTTTACGACGAACTTGTTCAATAAATTCTATGAACCCTTTTGCTCCTGAGCCGCCACCTGCTGCAACACTTAAAATATTATCCATTTGTTGAACTGCACTAATTGCATAAGTGTTTAGTTCTCGGCCAAACTTTTTAAGTAAGTATTGATCACCAACCATTAATACTAATTTAGGGTAATCTAAACTATTGTGATCTACACCTTGTAAACTAACGTTAATGTGTAATCCGCAAGATGGAGTTGTATATGCGCCGTTGCTAACAAGATACTTAACAGTTTCTGAAAACTGCTCCATTGCGTCAGTGTATTCAAGTGCTGGCGAAACTATCTCAAAGCCAGCATCGCCATCTTCGGGAATTATAGAGGTATCTTCCTCAATGTTCCATTCACTGCGATGACCACTATCATCGGATTGACCACTGTGATAATCGCCAGTGGCTACAATATCAAGTCCAGCTTCGTTATACAAATCGCTTGCAATTTTTTCAGCAAGATCTGCATCATATACTTCGTCAGTTAACGAACCGCCTGGCCAATACAAGTCGTCACTATAGTCAAAGAATAGATCTTGCATGTTCTCATAACCTTTATGATTTTTGAGCCATGCTGCAACAGTCCATTGACTATCATCCCAGGCTAATTCATTTTCGTAAAAATCGGTTAGATAGAAATCTAACATAGCATCGTTAAATGTATCGTTCTCTTCTACAAACAAACGATGGTATGTTTGTGATTCGTCGGACAAATCATCAACAATATCTCCCCACTCTAATGCACTACCAAACTTCTCAAATGATTCTTGCGCTTTGTCGATTATTACTTGTGCTTCACTTCGATCCATGTCATGGTAGTCGACTAAGAAATCTAATTTTTGCTCAACATCTTGTCCTGGTGTCGCCTTGGCTGATTCAGTTTTTTCGGATGTCCACTCAGCTGACTCATCTTGCAACCACTCTTCGTAATCATTTCGCAGACCTCTAAAATCTGCTTCGTCGTTGTGCGAAAAGAAACTTTCAATATCTTCCCAAGTAGTAGATATAGTAATTTCTCCACCGGTATCTGATTCAAAATCGGTTTTGTTTCGGGGCCAACAAACTTCTAACTCAACACCAATTATTGGCATTGATGTTTTAACCAATTTCCCAACTTCGCCCTTAAGGAAGCCAGGAGACATATTCAATTCAAATAGCTCATCGATTGACTCTCGTAAAAGAGGAGGACGGCCATCTTTGTCTACAGTAAATCCAACCTTGCCTGCTTCAATTTTAATCTGATCTACACCAACATCATCGGTTGTGTTTACTCCTTTAACGATGCGACCATCTTCGACCAATTTTGTGGCTGCTGCATAAACAGCGTTAAACGAATACTTGTCAAATAAACCAGAGTTGTGTTTATACATTGACTTAATTGATTCACTAATTTGTTTTGAATTGTCGAGATAATTAAATTCTTGTATATCTGTATTTTCTAAACTTAGTATCTTATCTTCGTGGTCGTATTTCTTATCCCAAAGTTTCTTAAACAGTCCTTGTTTACGAAGCATTTTAAATGCTAAGTTTTCTGGGCTAAACTCACCACCTTGAGCTAGACCAGCGCGGCGATATCTCTTTAAAACATCTAGCACGTTTTTCAGGTACACGAGGTCATCTGCAGCCAACGCTTGCAATGATAACTGGCGCAATTTTTCATACTTTAATTTTGTTGCAATATCATCTAAGTTTGCTCGTCGCTTGGTGGGTATTTTATTCCAGTCGTTGCGATTAACAGAATATTCACCTAAACTTGAATGTGGCTGTCTGACATCTTGTACATAGACCTCAACGTCGTATCCTTTAATTTTGATGTCATGTTGATCATTGTATTGATACTTTTTAGCGTCAAACAATTCTCGATAAACTTCGTCTTGACTTAATTGATTAAAATCTACTACTAAATGTAAATCGATATCAGAATATGGTGTATATGAATAAGCAGCATTAGACCCAGATATTGTTATATCAACCAATGCTAAATTAGATATGCCAATGAATTCGATAAAATCTTGAGCTATCTCTAATAACTTTGCTCGAACAGGAGGGCGCATTTCATCCCCAACAAATAACTGAGGATTTAGTTCTGAATGAAAATTTATTGCATCAGAGAGATTATACGAATCTAATTCATTGATATTCATGGTTGATCCTTCATAAGCATATTTATGAAGTTTCAGGTTAGAATATACGAATAAAGTGTATAGTTATCTTTTATAGCGGAATTCGTGAAGACGTACTTTTGCTTCTAATAACCTAGCTTTTCTCAAAACTGTGGCGGCTCGATCTTCAAGCAACCATGAGCGTTGCTTGCTCAAACGCAATATAGTTTCAATTAGTGATAGACGTTTATCAAATAATGGTTTTAGTTTTTTCCCTTGCGGACCATACAAATCAATTAGTAATGCTGTGCGCCCTTTATCGTCGGATTTTAGATACAGTGCCCGAATTTCGGACGCCGAACGAACTGATCTACCACCAAGCGAAAAATCTAATGTTGGTAAAAGATAAACGTATCCATGCTGTGATAACGGTTTGAGTTTCTTGGATAACGGTTGCATGTACGACGGTGAACCATCTTTTTTTGGTGCGAATGAAAACCGTTCGGCATCTTTTTCACTAACTGCAAATACAATTGCAGTTTGGTCCGGATCAACGTGATCGGTAATTTCACGCGGCATATATGGGTTTTTTACTTCGACAATTTTATCGCCAGGGATTCCAAGCAATTCCATCATTTTCTTCTTTTCTTCGAACGAAAACGGTGAAGATACCGGGGCCTGTTTCCCAGAAGATACCACGTATACATTTTCATCACCAAACTTTTTAGTTAGTGCTTCGTAGACAGATCGGTGACCTTTATGAAAAGGATGGAATCTTCCGCCATAAATTACAATAGTACGCATGTAATTTATTTATTCTTTCTTGAAATCAATTACTGTGGCTTTTGATACCGGAGCCGGTTCGTTAAGTCCGTTTAATGCCTTTTGGAATTGAGAAAAGCCGGACCAAAATTCTACTACCATAGCATTGTATCGATTGATACCGCTTGGGTGTTTATTAAGTTCTTGGTCGAGTCTCCACTGTCGCCTGCGGGCTAAGATTTGCTTTTCTTCGTCGAGTGTAGAAAAGTATTCTTCTAATATTTCTTTTTTTCTTGCTTCAAATGCAGTTGGATTATCTTTTGCTAACAATACCAGTTCGTCAAAGTAATCCAGTATGTTCATGTTTAATAGCTCAATACAACTTTTGTAATACTGCCTGAGAGGAATCCCTCAACTCGTACACGAATCCACGTAAAGTTTCCTTCGATGTTCTCTACCTCATTTTCAGTCAATGGACTGATGGATCCATCTATCATTCCGATAGAAAACCACGATGCATTGTTATTGTCAGAATCAAGAGTAGCTTCTAAATGCAGAATTCCTTCAAAGTTATTTAAAAACCAAGCAATGGTTTGAAGCCCTTTATCTTTTGTATAATACGCGGCTGCTTTACTCGGTATTCCTGCGAAATCTGTACTTACGCCGTCGTAATTCTCAGATGCAACGCCATGTGTTGTTTCGGGCAAAATTGTATATGATGAAGTTTTCATAGCATTATTTATATGGAATTATTTCTAATATCTCCCCAATCACCCCGGGGGCTAGCATAGAAAGCATAATTTCTAGTTTTTCGTCATTTACATTTATATAGTGGTGGGCTTCTAGATGATGTCCCGATACAAACTTATAACGTGACGGCGCTTTTGACAGATAAACTTTTAGCGATGGGCTAACTTCAATTTGCCCTTCGTAGGTTTCTATAAATGACCTTAGCCCAGCTATTACACTTCCGGTGCATAGCTTATGCCGCATTTTAATTCTATATTTGTAATCCGTGGATTTGCGTTTAATTGTCCCTTTTGGACGATCAATGACGCATTTTGTAATAACCAGTGGATCCCTAATCAACCTTCTATTAATATGGGGGAATTCTTCATACATTTTTAGCAGGTCGTTTACAACGGACAGATCGTTAATGTAAACAACCGCCATCTTAGAAGTAATGCTCACCAAACGATCGGGATAAGACGAGAGTATATCGAATACCCTTGTGGTCGAATCGATGTTTATTTCGGACCAATAATCAGGATCAACAATCCGCGGCGCTGTTTTATTGAGTTTCGCTCGCTTATGGAACATCGTTGGAATATTTTCTCGCAACAAAGTACGATTGCTTATTCCTCGCAACAGAATAGCAGTCGGTAGATAAAACTCTACCGAATACTCATACTTGTCGTAAAAAAATCGATCCCTTTTCTTAATTCTTGGGTTTAAATTGATCGAGGACAATATATCCATTTCCATTATCGTTCTCTACTTCTGAAGAATTATGAGTCGGTGTAGTGTTTAACTGCAAAACATCTTCATTGAATGTAATATTGGTACCATCATAACTTACACGAATAGTTTTGTCGGTTAACGATTCAAATAACATTTTTTCAGCTAGTGGGACTTTAATTAGCTCGTCGATTTTACGGGCAAGTGGTCTTGCACCCATTTTACTATCATAGCCAACATCCACTAAGTGATCAAAAACAGATTCATCAACTTTGATTTTAATGTTCTTGCTTTTTAGTTTATTTTTCAAATCATTGATAAACTTGGCAATTACCTTTTTAATTGTGAATTCATCTAGTTTACCAAACTTAACAATTGAGTCGATTCGGTTTCGAAGCTCTGGTGCAAAGAACTCTTTAATTGCTTTATCTTCTTCCCCGGTTCGTTGTAAATCATTACTAAAACCAATTTGGTTCTGCTCATTTGCGCGAGCGCCAAGGTTCGTTGTCATAATGATAATGCAATTGCGCAAAGAAACAGTTTTCCCGGACGACGAAGTAATATGTCCTTCATCTAATGCTTGAAGCATGATGTTAGAAACATCTGGGTGGGCTTTTTCGATTTCATCTAATAGTAAAATCGAATATGGGTTTTTGCTAAGTGCCGAGATTAGTTTCCCGCCACCGAGTGCGCCCTCATCAAACCCAACATACCCTGGCGGTGCACCAATTAGTGTCGAAACTGTATGTCTCTCGTGATACTCGCTCATATCAAACCGTACGAGTTCCATATCTAACAGATCTGATAACAACTTAGCCAATTCTGTTTTACCGACACCAGTTGGTCCAGTGAACAGGAAAGATGCAACCGGTTTATTGTCTGATCCTAATCCTGCAAAACTAATGTTAATGCGTTTAGTGACAGCATCTACCGCAGCATCTTGACCATATAGTTTTGATTTGATGTTAATATTTAGATCTTGAACTTTCTTGCTGTTTTCATTGCGAAGACGTTCGGTTGGGATTTTTGTTGACTTGCTTACCTGTACAACAATCTTGTTAGCATCAATGATAGCACCGATGTTGTCGAGCGCCCTTTCGGCTGCGCAAGCAGCGTCGAGAATATCTATGGATTTGTCTGGGTTCATTCGATCGTGAATATACCTGGAGCTCAAATCAACCGATGTAATAATTGCGTCAGTATTGATGTTTACATTATGAAACTCTTCAAGACGCTTTGCAACACCAGTTAAGATTTTTATTGTGGTGTCGTGATCTGGTTCGTCAATAATTAATTTATAGAACCGTCGCATTAATGCTTTATCTTTCTCAAAGCTCTCGTAATACTCATCCCACGTGGTGTTAGTAATAACCTTAATTTTCCCACGAGTGATTGCTGGCTTCAACATATTAGAAAAGTCAAGCGAACCACCACTTGCTGAAGAGCCAGCACCTTGCATGGTATGTCCTTCATCAATGAACAATATACCGTTGCCCATCGACTCCAACGATTGAATTACTTTTTTAAACTTTTCTTCGAAGTCGCCTCGATATTTGCTTCCGGCAAGCATTGAACCAATTTCGAGGCTCCATACAATATGGTCGTCGAGGAAGGCGGGGACATCTTTTGCTACAATTTTTTGTGCCAGACCTTCAGCAATTGCTGTTTTACCGACACCCGGATCCCCAATCATTAAGACGTTTGATTTGAACTTTTTAGCAAGAATGTCAATTGCATCACGAATTTCTTGCGAGCGTCCAATCAATGGTTCTAGTTTACCTTCCTCGGCGAGTTTATTCAAATTCATGCAAAACTCTTCCAACACTTCGCTAGCTTGCTCGTTGGTAAGTTTTGTTTCACCTTGCTGATAGTTTTCATTCCAATACTTTGCAAAGTCTTCACGATCATCTAACCCATACTTTAACATAAAGTAGTATGCATGGGTATTAGTTTCGGAGGTAATTGAAAGGAAAAGATCTGCGGTTGTGACATATCGCCGACCAGAAAACAAAACTTGGGTCACTGCCCGATTAAAAACCCTCTCAAGAGTGTTAGTGCGTTTTGGTTGATATTTTGGATCATTTGGCGGCGTTGTTAAGAGACTAGTTAGGTATTCTTCTATATCTTTGATCATCTCATCGACGTCAATACCATAACTCTGCAATACTTTATAAAACGGTTCGTAGCTAACCAGTGCCAAAAACAGGTGTTCGACTAATACGTATTCGTGTTTTTGTTTCTTTGCAACAGCAATAGCGTAATCGGTAATTTGTTCGATCTCTGGATTAATTTGCATATTGTTCAATTTCCTGTTCCTTTTTCTTTCCGGTTAACTGGACAACGGGCGATCCGTTGCTATCAATTAAATGATGGAAATTTGCTCCATCACCATGGATTGTATACGTTAAGTGAATAATAGTATCTTTTGATGAAGAAGTAAACGATTTTGGTCTGTTTGTTATTTTGGACATATTAAAAATATTTAGCCCCGAATTTCCTTTATTTGAGTTAAAAGGTCATCTGGAATATCCGTCGGAATGGTTGCTTCCACTTTTACGAACATATCGCCTTTGTGCAGGTAATTTTGGCGAGAATGTGCTCCGTGGCTTTTGAGTCGCAATTTTGTTCCCGGTTGCGTCATTGGAGGGATTGTGACTCGAACCTTGGTTCCATGGATGGTTGGAACATCTCTGGTGGTTCCAATTATTAAGTCCCAAATACTAAACTTTTCGATTCTTGTTAGGTTTAACCCATCCATTGACCAAACAGCGTCATTTTGAATGTGAAATGTGACTAAAACGTCTATTGATGCAAGCAACAATCGCGGATAGTTAATCGTTTCGCCATTTCCAACACCGGGCGGAACATCCACTTCAATATTGTAAAACTCGGCATGATTGGCTAATTGTATTAGTAAAGTGTATTGCCCGCCGTTGACTGCTTTTTGGATAGATATGTCTGCATCAATGTTAATATATCTAGATGGTCGACGATCATGGAACCACCCTTTGCCGCTATAGATATTTTCACTCCGGACCGTTCGTTCATATTGAGAATCGGTCATTGGTGGCAAATCTTTTATTTTTTCGTAGGCTTCTTTTAGTTGTTTAAACTTTTCAGCATCGCCACCTTTGTCAGGGTGGTGCTTAGATCTTAATTTTTTCCACGCGGTTTCACGTTCTTCTTTTGTAGACGACGGAGAAATTCCTAATAGCTTATATTCATTCATACCGTTTTAGCGTCTTAAATGTATCGCGATCTCTTAGCATTTGAAATGCTGCCCAATGGGCTTCTTCTAGCGGGTGCCAATAATCGCTAATTGGATAATTGTTATCTTTGGACCAATGATAGAACCCAACGCCATCAAACCATACGATTTTATCTTTAAAGATATTTTGAAGCTCTTTAATTATAAGCAAGGATGAATGCCAGGGGTCCTTATATATTAACTCGTCAATGCAGGTGATGATGTATTTGTACTGATTTAGCTCAAGGAAACTTATAATCCCATTAATAACTTTTAATGATTCTACCTGGTCCCAATTTGAAGATTGTATATTTTTATAATACAATTCAAATAACGGATCGGACTCTGTTCCTGATGGACGTACCGTTGACCATTGCTTTGTAGTATCATTTAAAAAGTCATAGCGATCGCGCCAGGTGAAGTTAACTGAGATTACATCGTCTTTATCAAACAGCACGGCGGATTCAAAGAATCGACGATATATTGTTTGGTTAGAGCATCCTTCCTGAGCCAAACATTTGTAATCTAAATCTAGATAGTCTGCAAGATGCTTCTGCCAGGTGCGGCGAGAGTACATATCGCAATATTTTCTATCAGTGTTTTTATATTCTTTGAAGAATTGGTCAGACAACATGGTGTCGCCCATATCGGACCCCCATGTAAAACTATCACCAAATGCTATTAGCTTTGCCATTGCATAATTAATTATGCAAGTTTTATGCAGGCTTCAAAGAATGCCGGCCTGCGACCTTATAATATCTAACTCTGGGTCTTTGTCAAGACGTTTGGATTTTACTGGAATTCCTGCTGCTATGCGCATCTCGTTCATCGAAGCATCGGTTTTTTCTTCATGACGTCGCCATTCTCTTGGCGACAATATCAATACATTCGATAATGTATCTTCATCAAATTTAAATTCATGATCTTTAAATGTGATCGTCCAATCGTCAACGGAATGCTCGGTGAGGGTTTCTAAATCATCCAGCAATTCTTTGATTTGTCGAACAGCTCTGGTCCGACGTTGAATTTCTAAATATACCAAATATCGGTTTGGTTTTATTTCACCAGGACTACGATCTGCATCTAGTACAAAATCATACCCTTTTTCGAACCAATTAATTAAATCATCAGCTACCTTATCTGATCGAACATAAAAACTTATGACCATAATATCATCGTCATCGCCCATCTTCGAAACAAACTCATCAATATGCAAGGTTGGTTTGATAAGGCCAACCATGTCTTTATATTGTAGTCCCTCGTTAAGCAAATGGTTGTTCGGCATTGTCTTCGTCCTGAGTTTCAATTTCGTCAGCAAGTTCTTCGTCTGTATCATCATATGCTGATGCTTGGTCTAAGTCTTGCTCGTATGCTAAATCTAAGTCTTCAAGGTCAATATTCTGATCTTCAAGTTCTATCGAACCTTCACGAATATCGGAGATTAAATCTTTCGGCATAACAATTTCAACTAGCCATATATCTTTATCGATTAACTTGGGTTTTTTTGTTCCGCCAATGAAGTCGTCGTAATCTTGTACTTTGGTTGGCACCTTCATTTTTGTTTTCTTATAGCTAACTTTACAATCAAACGGTAATAAACGTTTCGCGCCGCGGGGATCTGGCATTAGTTCCAATGGCCACATAAATGTACAAGCTACCGAATACCTGGATATTTCGGGCCCTTCTATTAATTCCCCTAATATCCAATTCTGGAAGGCGTATATATCAAGCTCATCGATCACTCTTTCGAAATCTAGTAATGTCGCCATAGAGCCATCGCTCATATAGAGATTCTTAATAGTTTCTGCTACACGCCAATAATCCGATGGGCCTTTAAATAAATCTTGATTCATGCAATTATTTATGACGTTATCATTTTTGATTGCGTAAGAAGTTAGCCAGATATTTAGTTTAAAAATAGCCAAAAATCAATACACACAATAGTCCTATGCCAAAATGCCTTAAATAAAATTAGTTAAGGAGACTAATACTTTGGCAAAACAAAACAGAAAACGTAATACGCAACAAAACAACAGCATCAATTTTAACGAAGCTGTAAAAACGAAACTACGTGAGACAGTTTTAATACCAAAAACGAGAAATCAAGAAAGGTACATAGTAAGTTTGTTAGACGACGATAAAGATATTGTTATAGCATATGGCCCTGCAGGAACAGGAAAAACATACCTAGCAATGCAGGCAGCAATTAAAAGTTTACGACAAGGAAAATGCGAAAGAATTGTATTAACTAGACCCGCAGTGGGAGTGGAAGACGAAAAGCACGGGTTTTTACCAGGCACATTAGAAGAAAAAATGGCGCCATGGACTCGACCGCTATTAGACGTTCTAAGAGAATATTACACACCACCTGAAATTCAGAAAATGCTAGAAAACCAAATAGTTGAAATTTCACCCCTAGCGTTTATGCGTGGGCGTACATTTAAAGATGCATGGATCATCGGTGATGAAATGCAAAATGCTACGCCAGGTCAAATGAAAATGCTTTTAACTCGCATTGGTGAAGGAAGTAAAATTGTTGTTACAGGAGACGTCGAGCAAACCGATAAAAAGAAAGCTGATAATGGCCTACTTGATCTATGCGGAAGACTCCAAGAATGCATACCTAATGCATTCTCTCTATGTAATTTAGATATTAAAGATATACAGCGACACCCTACCATTGAAACAGTTTTAAAAATATATGCCTAAGGATAATGGGTTTGGTTCGTTAAATAAACCAAACCCATTACTACTTTACACCCGGTCTCTAAGGCTAATAAGATAGCTCATGATTCCGCTGCCGAGTATTGCAAACAAAGTTCCTGCAATAGTCAAAGTATTTCCACCATCGAAAAACTTTCCGTATAGATAGATAGGAAATCCAATTGAATAAGCTAAAACAATACCCCAAAATATTCCTCGTTCGGTGATAATTTTTGGATTCATTAAATGCAACATCGTTGGCAACCAAATAGTTGCCCGCATAATACCATAGAATAAAAAGATTGTTAATATTGTCATTCCTGGCCAATTCGCTATAATAAGGGCCAAGACAATCATTACGAGCATTCCGGACCGTCCCCAAAACACCTCAGATTTGCTACTCTTAATCTTATTACGAACATCATGACCAAAGAGTGAAGCTGATGACGAAAGATGGCTGTCAAGGACTGACACCAATCCAGCGAACAATATAAAAACGAATAAAATTAATGTCCAGCTAGGCAAATTTGCGCCAAGCGTAATAACAGTAGTCATTCCTACCGACTCGGGCGAAATATCTAATCCTTGACCAGCAGCAATAAATCCAAGCAAGCCGACAGAAACTGGAACAACAACAAACACCAATGCACTACCAGTAAATGCTGTTATAATTTTATCTTTCTTAATAGCAAACGCTCGTTGATAGAAACTATTATCTCCCCAAAATGCACCAAGATGCCCTAGCGCCATTGAAAAACCAACTCCTAAAAAGAAATTTATAACAAATTCATTACCAAATAAAGAATCGCCTAATCCAGTAACGCCACCGAGTCCTGCTTGCAAAACATCAATTCCACCTGCATTAGAAATAACCCACGGTATAAAAATTGCCAATCCGGTCCAGAGAACAAAGATTTTAAAAATTTCTGTAACTACTGACGCTTTTAATCCATTTTGTATTACATATAGTAACGCAATACCAGATAATACAATTGTAGAAAAATGATAGTTTATTCCTGTTATTGTTTCGATTGTTTTTGCGCCCGCTAACGCATTTAATGCAAACGCGCATGTGGCTAATACCCAAACTTCAAGTAAAAATATGTTTTGTACTCTTCCACTAAATTTTTCTTTCATGTATCCTGAGATGGTAAACCCATCTGGTAAGTTATGTCTAATCTTCTTAGCGAAAATTCCAAATAGTACCATTGTTAGAGTATTTCCAACAGTGAACCAAAATAGACCAGCCAGTCCGCTTTGAAATGCCATCTGCGCAGATATGAAGATAGCCGGGGCCCAAGTCCAGGCTGCGCCGATGCTTAGTGCTCCTGCAAAGCCGCCGAGCTCTCGCCGAGCAACCAGGAAACTATTTTTATTTGCAGAGTAACCTTTTGCAAAATACCTAGTTAACCCAAGCACCATTAAAAAATATACAAATAATATTCCCCATCCGACCCATTGCTCAAAAATCGGAAACCCGTTTATATTCATAGTTCTATTCCTTTTTTTATAATTTCGTAGATCTCTGCCCAGTTTTTAACTCGTGGTATTTCTGGATGATCAAAATGCATAGTGTAACCATGCTCCATTAGAATTGGTTTTAACCCTAATTCTAATCCGTCGGTAGCATTGGTTATACTATCTTCCAGCCAGTATAGCCCGGTTCCTTCAAACTTGGTAAGATACTCTTTTTTTGGAGATCCAATTGACAAACACTCTACGTGATCGAATATTCCTGGTCCGAATACTTTATCTAAGTTCATTCTTCTAAGTTTACCGGCATGAGGATCTGAACTCATACTAGTAACAGCATGGAAAGTATATCCATGCTCTCTACTTAACTTACGAACATACTCGTGAGCATCCCTTAAAGCTGGAATAAACCCAATGGCTGCCGACTCGTTAAATTGCTCAACAAACGACATTGCATGTTCATCTGTAATGCCATATTGTTTTGCTAAACTCCAGAACAAGCCAGGGTCAACTACAGCGGGAGTATGCCCTTTAGAATCCATCCATATATGGAAGGCATATTCCCAGTTTAGAAGTACGCCATCAACATCCGTCAGTATTAACTTTTTCGAGCTCACTGGTAACCTCGTCTAGCAATGCATACCCTGCTTCGAGAGTCTCAATAACTTTCCTATAATTCTGTTTATAAAAATTGCTAACTCGATCAAAATCCCTAGGGCCTGCCGCTAGGTCCGCCCGAAGCTTAACTATTTTTCTTTCTTTATAATCTAAAATAACCATGGCTCGAGTCATATGCTTATCTTTAAGTCGGGGCTCGATCGTTATCTTTTCGTTATATTTGCCATCTGGCTGCTGAAGGTATTCTATTACTAGGTATCTCATTAATCGTTTCCTTGTTTTGCTATTGTGATAAGTTTAACTAGTGTTGCACTTAAATTTATTTCAGGATCAGCAACAAACGAATGGTTAACCAACCCGTCTCGAATTGCTAGAATTGCTGCATCTTGCTGTTCTTCTGTTTTGCCCCAAAGAGACAAATTATCATACATCCAACGATATAGTCCTTCCATGTCTTCAGCCCTGACACTCGAGCAAAGCAATTCTCTCCCTTTAGTATACTTGCCTGTTTTAAATAATTCAACCACTTCTATCTTTGAATCAATTGAACTGCCTTCGTCGCCGTGCGGTTTAACTAATGTTCCACTGGTAGAATTCATTTGTACCAAATTCAAGCATTTTCTTAAATCTGGATAAGTTGCCTTTACATATGTATCGAGTGTTTCTATTTCAAATTCAATATCTTCATACAATAAAACCTGGGCTACTCGAGCAGTAAACTCAACTTGATCTAGTCTGTCAATATGAAAACCTTGACATCTTGAATGCAATGCAGGAATAATGCGATTTGGGTAATTACATGTTAATATAAACCTAGCCGATGCATGATATGTTTCCATTACTCCGCGAAGTGCAGCCTGTCCGTTAGGGCTAATATAATCGGCCTCATCTAACAATACCACTTTAAAGTCACCAAATGGCATTGTTTGTACGAATCCAGTAATTTTATCCCGGATGGTATCAACACTATTCTCGCGAGAAGCGTTAATCTCTAGTACATCGTACTCGTCTATACCAACTTCATTGATTAGAATTTTTGCTAGTGTAGTTTTACCGGTGCCGGCTGCACCCGAGAATAACAAATGCGGAATTGCCTTTTCTTTAATCCAGGCTTGTATTTGTTTCTTTTGTTCTTCGTCACGAAAAACATACCCATCAATGGTATTAGGACGATATGACTCAACCCATAACTCTCTCATTTTTTCCCCTGAAGTTTATTAAACACCAATTCTTTCATAATAGGATTTTCGTATGGCTCACGAGTCACTTCTGTTGTAACTTTAAGTCGACCGGCGCCTCGACATATTAGACAAACGGTGTGATGATATTCATACTCGCCAACGTGATAGTCGACAAGTTCTTGTCTAGTGTTTGATCCAGTACCTTTGCACTCGGTACAAAGAATAATTTCTACAGTTTTGGTCTTGTTGGCCATTAAAAACCTCTTGATGTTATTTTATAATAACAACGCCAAGAGGTCAATTTATTTGATTACTTCATTAAGTAGGCAGTGCCAAAAATTATTGCAAGTACAAGAAAAGAAACAGCTAATGGTACCCAATCAATACTAACCGGGCCGTGATCTTCTTCTAGATCCAACTCCTTGCTTTTTTCTTGTTCTCTAATATAATCTTGATACGCAATAACTTCGGTAATTAAGATATTCTTTTTCTTGCGGAGATCTACTTCTAAGTCCCATGTCTCTTTAGCAAATTCTGCAATTTGCGATTTGGTCATTTGTGCTAATTCTTCTCTAGTCTTATACATTTCAATCTCTCTGCGTTCCATCATTATGAAGTGACCCGTCGATAATACGTCTATCGGATTGTCCAACAACTGCTGTTGACCATGTTTCATCAACTTGAGGTTCATTACTTACTAACAAAATATCATTGTTATCAATCATTCGCAATACAACATCTTCGCCGTTGACATCCATTGTGACGCCACGAGTCCATCGTCCATGTGCCACTAAGACATACTCTCCTACTGCTACATCATGTTGCTCTGGGCCTACAGCAAATACTCTTCCCCAACGTGGGCGAATACCTGTTGATTTTGTATCATCACTAGGAATTATAATTCCGCCGGACGAAAGCCTTTCACTAAATTCCATATCTGCAACCAGAATACGATCTCTTAGCGGACGAATATGCTTAGCATGATATTTTGTTATTGATGCCATTATTTTACCTTTAAATCTTCTTAACGCCGTCGACCCCACGAGCTTCTTCTCTTGGAGTTTTTAGTGGTTCTTGTTTAACCTCTCTGGCCTTAGCAATTGCTGCTGCTAACCCTTTTGGTTTTGATACCTCATCAATTACTTTTTCGAGCAACTCGTTTGACACTTCATCAACTGGTGTTGGTACCACTGGTTGTGGTGATGCAATTTCTGGTTGTGGCTTGACAACAGGCGGTGTAGGTGGTAGTGTTTTAGCAACAGGTTTTGGCATTGGTGCTGCTGGTTTTGGTTGCACCACTGGTTGGCTAACTTCAACTACCGGCTGCTTTTGTTCGGTTTCAACATACTGACTTTCGATATACTTTCTTGCGATATTCTTGGCAGCTTTAATAGAGTTCATAACCGGCGCATCCTGAACCAAATTTTCAATTTGGCGGCGACCGCCTTTGGACGGTCTTCTGGTATTTGTTGCAACCGTTTCGTTTAGTTGATTTTCTTTGCGATTTTTGCCCTTTGCTAAATTGCCAACAGGTTGCGTTTTTTCATTTCGTAATACAAGCTCATCCATATTCAATGGTTTGCCTTGTAGTGTCTTTACTATGTTCTTTTTGGACATTTACTTGCTCCTAGTAATATGCGTATTTATTATCGTAGGAACTCACCAGGATCCAAATCATAATATATCGAGTTAATTCTATGTACTTTCATTTTATACAATATGAAGCTAGCTACCGAACTGCCTCGGCCAACACCCCAGACAATATTATTCAATTCCATTAAATCAACCAAATACTTTAAATATCTGAGCAAATCAAATAACCCACGCTCTTGGTACATTAGCAGCTCACGACCGCAGCGTTGCAACTCAACTTCGTTTTCGCATAGGTCTAATATATACTTTGCAATATCTAATTCTTTATACTCGTCTGGCATCCACCAATCAGTCTGACAAATTCGGTCAAATTCTTCTACACTCAACCCGTTGTCAACATATGATACTAGTGCGTTGTATCCAACTAGTAGATTTGTCCTAGACAAATCATGCATCGGATTCTCAATCAAAAACGGTCCTGGCTTTTCTACTGAGTCTGGAAGTTTATTTAAAACATCAAAAACTTCTTCTTCAGTAAAAACGTGTTGCCCGTAACGATCAATCTTCATCTTTGTTTTTATTTCGTCTTGTTTTGAAATGAACGATGTTACTTTTGCCGTCCGCTGGTGATGACGGGGTAGGATCAAATAGGCCGTCGACTTCATAATCCTCGTCAGCATCCCAATGCAAGTCCATATCTACCCAGTCGAGGTCGGGCACGAACTCTGATACTTCTTCTTCGGTTGTTAACGTAACAAACCTAGGAGCAGGATCATTCCACCAATATATTACTTCATCAGATAATATACGTCCAATCTCAGTTTCTTCAAAATCGTCATCGTCCTGGTATGAATATACATACTCGATATGACGTCCGAGTTCCGATGAAATTGAACTCGTTGTAATATAGAAAGTGTCCTCAATAACCGAATTAAGTTTTGCTGTTAGAACAAATTGTATAATTTGATCCACCGGACCAGGTTGTGGGACTGTTAGTACCGGAATCCCTGCTTGCGCATATTTTAATATAACGTCAGTCTCATCTTCAACAACAAAAATTGAATTCGCTGCTATTTCATTGATTACATAGGACATCCGATCAAATGCAACATTGTGATCTATATCATTGTCGGTTGTTGGAAACAATTCCAATTTTAGTGTATAGCGGTTAAACTTTAACGATCCATTTAGATGGATACCAGATAAGAATTCAAAACTATATTTAATACTAGTGCTCATGATATGTCGATTTTCCCTTGGTGGTTGTTGCCGTCACCGTTAAATAGTTCATTAACCATTTCTAGTTGTGCCCTAGAATAGCTTTCATATACCATCTGTAGTTGATTAATCATTGGCTGATTACCAGTGCGGTATGCAAAATTTAGTCGAGTAACTATGTCACGTATTTTATTTTGTATCTCTTCAAGTGTATGCTCTTTTTTTAACTGAGCAACATTTAATGATGGGTGTTCCATAGTTGATACACTCTTTGTTCGATTTAAAGATCGCCTTCTTTACGATTCTCTGAATGGTGTACTTCAAACTTTCCACCAGGATAACGACTCTCAAGTTTTTCAACGTTTTCGTCGATTAGTTCTTGCATTTCATGATCTAATGCAATACAAGCAACCATAACGTAAAACAAGATATCGCCAAGCTCACGCATCAAGTGGTATCGGTTTTCTTCAGTTAGCTCCTTGCCTTGCCACTGGATCTTCTTAACAATCTCCATGAACTCACCGGCTTCGGCTGCCATACCATCTGCTGCTGTTAGCAGAGCTGGGATATTGATATTTGAATGCTTAGTATGCAATGCCTGTAAACGAGCAACCATTGCTTCAAAGTTTTTGCTTTCTTCGGATAGTAATCCGCGAACAAATTCTTTATAAGTTAAAAGGTCCATATATACTCCTAGTCTAGACTGTTAGTATATAGTGGACCTGCTATGTAGTCAAATAGTTTGGCTATTACCAAGTTGCGGCTGCAGAACGAACCCAAATTGGTGTGACCCCATCATAATCGGCAATGCAAACATAAATGTGGCTTGCGTCGCCGACTACCATTCCTTTTGTATCGCCTGCCTCACCTACTGTTGTTGGTGGTACTACAGTACGACGTGTTGTATATAAATGGTCAACAAGATACATTTCTGTTGCTTGCGATGAAGTGACAAACTCAAATAGATAATCGCCTGGTGGGAGATCAAATTCTTTAGTTGCATTATTGAAATAACGGACGCTTACCCCGTTCAAAATGGTTGCTGGTGTATCCAAAACAATGTTCCAGGTTGACGAAATTACATTTAACTCAACCATAATCGATGTATGTGTATTAGATGCGGGAATATTGGAAAATGCCAATATGATATCACCGCTAACTTCTAATTTATGATAGGACCCTTGCGATTGATCCAATGTCGTTGAGCCAGTGGAGACCGAACCATAATTAACCAATTTCAAACGAGGATTAAGAAGAGTTGGGAATCTCAAATCAACACCATCTAGGTCGTTGTCCAGTGACTCACCTGTTATTGCTGCTTTGAGCACTGATTTTTGGTGCAGTTCGTTAATTTCATCCCTAACCGTTTCAAAGTTAGTTTTAATATTGGTAAAATTATCACGAAAGCCTTGACTATCGTTATCTTGACCAGCAATCGGATATGCTGTATCAATTGTATTCGGGTTTACTGTAGAGGCCATTTATATCTCCGTTATTTGCTTATATTTATGTATTAGCGTCGTTGTCTACTATTTTAACTTGGGGGAACATAATATAGCGATCAAACCTATCAGTATCCTCGTACAAATCAACTGGGCTAATAAACCTGGTACTTCCTTGATCGAACGTGGTTTCGTAAATCTCATCAACTGTTGAGTATTGACGATCAAAGGTAGTCATAATAGCCGATTCCCATTCCTGGTCATCAATGTCCCAGTGTTGGGTTAATCGAAAATCAAGTGTAAATCGATCTAAGAAGAAGTTAATAGTATTGAACGGTGATCCAAATCGTTGTTGTATACGATATGCCACTAATTTTGAATTCCCGGGTGTGGTGTATGCAATTACCCAAGCCGGGACAAACCCAAGAACTCGTCCATCTTCTTGTTTACTCAACATCCATCTTGGAAGGATCCTAGATACCTGACCGATTTCCGAAATTACCTGGCTACGCATATTTTCCAAACTGTTTGGATAAACCTCATTAATTTCTTCCTGGATGACATTCCCTGGACCTAAATTAATTACGTTTGCAGCCAAATTGACTTTCTTTGAAATACTAACACCTTGTGGGTTTACAAGGTCATCAATTACTCTTGAATACACCACTTCGTATAATACATTTCCTTCATCGTCTAGTGCTCTTGCGGTTTTTATTTCGCCTAGTGTGATCTGTTTTTTATAATGGTTTAAGTTCATAGCTGCAAAATAATCTTCAATTGCCGCCGGACTTAGCCCATAGGCATGATGATAAATTACATTACTAGCTACGCCAAAGTTTGGATCATCGCGGCGATAAATTAACCTAGGATCAAAAACATCAGTGTTTTGCAATATTGTTTCTATTAGATATCGATCGTCTCTTGGCGGCATAGCTTTAGCATACAATACATTATATGGTTGATCGTTAATAACCGCTATCATTAATGTAAACTCTTTAACCGCAGATACTAATCCATCACTTGAGTATGCCTCTACAGTAATTTTAAACGTACGATCAAAAGTAGTAGGATCAATTTCTAAACGAGTACCTCTTTCAGAATCAAACGTCGTTGTACCGCCATCGAGCATAAATGTTTTAAATGATGTTCGTCCAACTATATTACCAGATGGAAGCAAACGTAATCCCTGCGGCAATTTGCTATATTCGCCAGCCTTAAATCTATACTGCAATAGAGAAATAGGATGACTAGCTTCTACATATAATGTGCTGAATTCACCATTATTAACATATCCAAGAAACGCTGGTGTTATCCAAATGACATCGGCCTCTCCATCGCCAATGAGTGTTATATTATAACTGTACGGAACGCTTGAGATAGCGTTATCAATCTCGCGGAACAATTTTATTTGAAAGTTATAGCTTTGGTTTACTAATCCAATATCTGGTAGGTAGCCATAAATCCAGCCGCTGGACGAATCCAAGAACAGCCCTGTGGGCAATGCTCCGCCTACTACTGTATATTCAATGGCATACCCATCAACATCTTCGCCAACTAATTGATAAGCATAAAAATTATCATGGCGAACTTCACCTAAGTTGCCTCCGGTGTAGTTAATTAAGTATGGTCCACGTTGTGCTATCGAATCGGCTGTAATGAAACCGTTATCGGCAGTAAAGTCAACGTTGTCAGCCGTCATTGCATTTCGACTGAGAACAAAGATTGAATACTTTCTTGTGCTTATATCTTTGCCGTCGGTTATTTGCAAAGTGAATTCATATGCGGTACTAACTGATTTTGAACCTATGTCAAATGGATATTGATCATATAATGTTCCGTCTCGATCGAACCCAATGAATGCTAAATCAACTTCTAGTGCTGGTGCAATAAACCCAGTTATTCTTCCGTGTTTGGATATTTGTACACCATCTGGCAACGTTCCTGAAATAACCTCAATTGTAATTTCATCAATGTCGTCCAGGTCTCTCCATTCAATTTGATAGTCTATAGTAGTACCGTCAAAGTATTGACCAATGGATCCACTTGGAGTAATAAACTCTGGTGCATCTTGTCCGGTGACTGTTAGACTAAATGTTCTGTCAGCAATTCGATTCGCTTGTGATGTTGCTCTAATTGTGAATTTCGATTCGGTATTCTCGGATACCTCTGCCGGTACTCCTTTAAAATCAGCAATTGAAATTGGGATGCCTTCGAGTATTCCGTTCTTTTGTACTTGTACACCAGCTGGTAATTTCCCTGCCAACAAAGAATACTCAATCTGAGTTGGATCGGTTGGGAAATCTGGATCAATCGCTCGAAGGGCAATCGAATAAAATCGTCCTTCAGGAACTGTTCCTAAACTTCCTGCTTCTGTTTGCCAGACTGGTTGTTGAGACATCTTCTTACCAAGTAGTTAAGGAAATACGCTTCCAGATATTTGTACTTCCGTCGTAGTTTGCAATACAAACATACAAATAATCGTCGTCACGGGCAAGCATACCTGCAACATCAGCAGCATCGCCGACCGCGGTGGTTGGTGCTACGTTGCGGACAACTGGTGCAATTCCTAAATAAATCTCATCAAAGTTATCGTTAATTTTATCGAATGATACTCGTAAAGGATCACCGGTACCGTCATTTGCTGTTGTGCCAATATTTACGGTTTGTTTGGACATTCTTCCACCTCATTATAGTTTTAGTATTTATCCATAACGCATATCCAAATAAAAAGCCCCTTGCGGGGCTTTTTATTACTTTCTATCTAAGATGTTAAGTAGTTTTTTCGTGGGTTTTTTCTTATCTCGAGGAGGTTTATTTCCTCTAAGTTCTTTTACAAATGAATCAACTTCAGTTTGGATATCCAATTTGTTGATTTCATTTATAACCTCTTCTAAAAAATCACTCTGCGTTCTTTTCATCAATGATTTCTTTACGGCGGGTTTTTACAAGTTTACTAATTTCGCCTAGTGCTTTGCGAGCACGGGTACCAGCGGCCTTTACGCCTTTCTCAGTAAACTTTGTATTTTCTGCGATGTACGCTTCAATTTGAGCTAAGATTTGTTCGTGTGTTGTCATTGTAAGTTTCCTTTAAAATACGATACTATTTAAGCAAAATATAAAGTCCAAGCAAGTTAATGGCAGTAAAAACCGAAACCATAACTAAAGTCCAGACTAATTCTCTCTTATAGTAGACATATATGCCAACTGAAGACCCGATAGTATACATAGAATACACCATGAGCATATCGGGTTCTTTGGCTGTTAGGGCGAGATATAATGCTGCTGAAGTTTGCATCATAACACTAAACATTTCTAAAAAGAATAGTGTCGGGCTTTGATGGTAATTCCTTAGCAGGTAATTTTTAACTCGCTCCACTTCGTAATTATCCTTAATTTTCGTTGGCTTGTTTTTTTGCTAGCGTTGCAACCAACTGAAAATGGTCCCACGCTTCCTTAACCGCAGGAATTTCTAGAAGCTCTCCCGCTTCATCAACCATAGCTTTTACAGCTCGCCTGGCAATTTCGTTTGTAGACTTGCGATAAATCTGTAGCTGGTCAGAATTCTCAAAACTTTCTTTAAGTTCGTTCCATAATTCAACTTGACGTTCAGTTAGTTTATCCGCCGGGGGCATGACATCAAAAATGTTTATCAGCTCTGTCGAAATTGCCTTCTCGGCAACTGCACCTGCTGCAACCAGCGCCGCATAATCGGGATTAATTAATCTACGAGTTGACCGAAACCCCGCTGTAATCGTCAATAAGTGGTGCCCTTTTGGGAGAGCGTTGAACAGGTCGGGGTCATGTACCTGTACTGGATGGTACCTACGGCCTTTCTTCTTGTAAAAAAGCTCAGACATCTACCACTCCTGGAGTTCCTATTACAATTGACAATGCAAACAATATGACTAACACCGCCAAGAGTACCATCCCTGGCGTATCTAGTCCGTTGGTTTTTCCGTTTGTTGGCATAACCAATCCGTAGAACTGAACCAGCGGGAATATTACCAATAACCCCCACCATTTATTATGGCCAATATTTTCCCACCGCCACATCGACACCATTAGCTGAGCAATAATCAGCAAGATCATTAGTGTTAACGAAAGCGACAACGAAACGTTAGCCATTGCGACTGCTAAAGAAAAAAGAATATTTATCCCAACTATAGATAAAAAATAAAACACCCGTGTCATAGTCGACTCCTAACGCTCAAAAAGAAACCCGCGAATGCCATGAGGTATGTTCAATACATGGCACTCACGGGCTCCTTCGCCCTGATGGGCTTATTCAGCGATTGCTTCGGCGAGCTCTTTCTCGATGAACTCTTCAACCTTTGGGTCAGACTTGCCAGACTTAGCCTTGGTCTTGACGTTCTTGGTGATGGTTGCCTTGACCTCAGCACGCTTACCTGCTTTGCTCTTCTCGGCAATTTTCAGGTCAACAACCTCGGCCTCAACGTCGTTGAGTTCGGTATTTGCGCGGAGCCACTCGAGAGCAGCCAGTTTGGTCATACCGGACGGTAGTTCATGCAGTTTGATATCCGTGCATCCTGCTTTGTCCAGGATCTTAACACGGGCTGCGAGATCGTTCGCCCAACGAGGTTTAACGGTGCCATCAGCATTGACAGCGGTACCAACAACAGTAAAGGTTTTTTCGCTCATAATCATTCTCCTTTAGAGAAATTGACGTTAATGTAAATTGGCATTTTATGCCGGTTAAGTTAGCCTTCTCGGCCGGTATTTGAAAACACTTACAAGGTTTTCTATTGTAACTGTTTTCGGTTCTGGTTGAACAGTACCATTCAACATAATACTATTATAATGGTTTTCGGTTCGGTTGTCAACCGGTTTTTAAAGTCTGATCATCCACGGTGCAGGATTATAGTTGGATCCGCCCGACCGAACTTCAACCGGTATTGAGATAACATTATTCATACCATACTGCGCACTCAGCATCTGCTGGGCGGCAAACGATGAATCTGCTTGGAATCGAACCGTATGAGGGATACGGCTGTTGCCATTTCGAACGTAGACTTTTGCTTCCCAAGTTTTCATATTGATATTTATCCTACTTAACCGGAATCTCACCATCGTGGACCAGACGATCCATAATCCACCAATCTGTAAGGATCTTTCGACGGCCATTTTTCGACACCGCATAATGCGGTGGAATGGGTTGCCAGCCACGATTAAACCCTCTCTGCTTTTTCAACGGCTTAAGGATGCCGTCGATCTTCATCGAGTAAAGTTTCTCCTCACTCAGATGCCAGAAATATCCCGGAAACCCTTTGACAGCAGCAAACCCGTCGGGTATCCTAATCATTTGCCGTTCCAGCCTTTAAGGGTTGCTAACGTGAGTTCCGACAAGAACCCGTCGTCTGGAATCAAAAACGTTTCCTCAATCGATTCAAACTTAAACTCTCGGGTCTTGTCCTTCAAGTCGTCTCCATATATCGCCCAAACGTTATGATTAGTCCAGCGGGTCACTCGGCCGACTTTCAACGTTTTATATTGGCCAACACCAAACACCCAATCGCCTTTCTTGAGTTCTTGCTTGAACTTGTTGATTGGTGCTTTCTTTTCGACCGGCTCGTGTGTTTGTACGTTGCGTTGATATTTGGTTTTGTGCTGCCCAACAAGAACGTCAGCATGCTGCGTTCCAATTCGACCTTTTTTGATCTTGCCTTGGTCGTCTTCGGCCTCGTACAAATATGTGCCGCCATATGCGGAAATTCGTTTGCCGTCAGTTCCGAGGCTAACCTCAAGACCGTAAAGGAGACCAATTGTTCCTGCGGTTGCAGTAGCTCTGACCTCAATAAAAACGCCGTCGGGTACTGTTACCTCACCAACCTTTGTGAAGTGGTAACGAGTGTAAGCCCGACCTCGATAATCTTTGAGCTGCTCTTCTTTGGTTTCAACACCTTGACAAGACTTTAGCAGTTCTTCATAACCGGCCATTAAACTCCCCCAACGTCATCACTTTCTCAAACGTGCGGCCTCGGCCGTCAAAATTCATCGGCGTAACAAAGCGGATCACTTCGCGGGTGCCTTCGCGCACATAACCAAAGCATTTATTCTGGCGCAGAATATAGAAATGATTCGGAACATGGTAATCTACATTCCATTTCGTTGTCTCTTTGTACAATCCCATTTTCTGATCCGCCATTTTATGAACCCATGCTAAATTGTACTATCTGAGTGCCGCCTTCGTCAACCGATTTTACACGCACACCTTCAAGGAATACGTGATGGTAATCTTTAACCGTGTGGATCATTTCGTTGGCCAGCACTGCTATATCAATCCAGCGCGGTTCGATGATTGGCTCACTTTGGTAATTATGTGCGTCACCACGTTGCACCCAAAAGTCGTCAACGGTTTCCACAAAAATGCACCGCCCGGTCAATGCTATAGCGTCGAGTGATGCCGGGACTGAATAAATTACTGCCACCTTACCAAGTTCGGGGTTTCGAATCAGATCAAACAGGTGCCGATCATGTACTCGCTGCGCCCATTCTTGTTCAATACGCTCATCCGAAAGGTCACGATGCGGTTCGATTTGGCGATTGATCAATTTGATAATTGGCGTATATTTCTCTTTCATTCTACGAATCCACCTAGTTTAACCCACTCGACATATTCAGGTTTAAGCTCGATTGTGATCTCAAATCCCTTAACCGTTCCTTGTCGCGGTCCAAAATAAATATTATACTGGTTGCGCCCAATGATCGTTGCTATCCCACGTTCAACAAGTTTACGACATGCATTAACTTCTCGTCGACCAGAACTTTGCGTATCGTACCCAGCTGAATGCCGCCAGTGGCCGAGACGCAGCCCACGACTGGTGATGTCTTTGAGAACCTGTTGTTCGGTTTTGCCCAGCTTCATTCGAGTATCAACGTTTCAGACATGAAACCACGCGACTTGACACGACGGTAGCCAACAAACCGCAAATAACTCGGTCCAATGTCATAACCGCTGCCATCCTGGGCGACGAGGCGCTCCTTGTACAGATAGAGCTCGTTGCCCACTTTCATATCTTTGTAAGACAGCCATCCAGGGACTTCAATGAGCGCGAACACCGGAACGAACCACGGAGTTTCGTTAATTACTTCCTGGTACTCACTTACTCTCATTGCTAGTATCCTCGTACGCCCTGGCAACAACTTCGCCCATACGACGAAACAGCGCCGGATCTTCCATAGTCTCCTTGACGACGATGTAACCAATTCCCTTGACCATGATGATTTTCATCTCAGGATTGTCCATCGCTTGACGAGCATACCTGCGCCGTTCGATGCCAGTGATCTCGTACACTGATTGAGTGGGATTTTTCATAGCCATTATTGGTGCTCACCCAAACTTCGCCAGCGCATTCAGAACACGCTTCGATCCACCGGACTTCTTCATTACGAAGTAGCCATTCTTGAGTGCGCTAATTGCGCCGACACCACCGCAGTCTGTGCCCCAAGTCGAGCCCGGGCGAGTGGTGGGCAGCAGGCCGAGGATGGAACCATATTCCATGTCCGCAGTTACGAGCGCATCGTTATCGCCCGGGGTAAACTCTTTGGAAATCTCCAGGATGTCGCCACGGACATCGTATTCCCAACCGTAAGCCTTACACAGGTCACGGATTTCTTCTGCCGTTTCTTTTGCAGTAAGCGACATCTTAGGTCCTCCACTTATGACCGGTGATAACGTTGACCACTTCAGTACCAGGGCCAAATGCATTCCGGGCTTCAAACCGCTCTTCGAGCGTTGGCATGGTTGCCCGAGAAGCATAGTCAAGGAAGGCGTTAGCCACGTATTCCTGCCTTGCTGTTTCAGTAGCAGAGATACAGCTCGAGTCAATAAGTCCGGCGGTGTAAAGTTCTTGGATTGCATCGGCCATCAACGGACGGAACTCACCGTCCTTCATCAACCAACCAGCAGCACCATTGCGGAACTTGACTTCGCCCTCGTTAAACTTTTTGATCACGTAGCTCATCGTTCGTTCGTTTTCTTTAAAGTATGTGCATATTATAGTGCCCAGAATGCTAACCGTCAACCAAAATCATCCAAATTTTAGTAATTAAAAGCACGGATTTGATCAGGGCGGTTTTTGGTGGGCTAGCAGCATATTGACCCCCGTTTATGCTGCATTTTGTAAGCATTAAAGTATTATTTCTTTTAAAATCAATGACTTAGCTAAACGAGTGAATTTGCCCAAACAAACAGAACCATTAGTAAAATCAATGACTTACTGTAACACTCAAAATTAGACCCGCATTGCGCGGGTCTTAAGATTAGTTATTATTATTGTTTGCCTGGAATCAGGCTAGTTCAGCGCGGGCGCGTGACCCATTAACGTCGCGGGCAGAAATTGCGTATGCAGTTTCACCAAACTCGTTCTCAATCTGACGAACCACTAGCCCAGCGCGGCGAAGCTCGCTCATTCGGGCGCGAAGGTTCTGAATTCCGTAGAACTCACGAGCCTGACGTTCGGACAAGGTCTTGCCAGTACCGCGTAGATAATCATGCAGGAATTCGGTTTGTGAAGTCTGCAGACGTGTTACTTTAATTTTTACCATTTCTCAATCTCCTCAATCTGTCTAAAGTTTTATTGCATCTGTTGTGCAATGTAAAAACATTTTATTATAATTGTAGCAATTCGTCAACGCAATTGGCAATATTAGTCTACCCGTTTATCCAAAATGCGATCTGCCAATCCATATGCTACTGCCTTATCAGCAGTCATAAAGTTATCGCGATCGGTGTCTTTTAAAACGGTCTCGTATGGTTTTCCGGTGTGCTTAACGTATACTTCATTTAAAACCTTTTTCCAACGTAGTGTTTCGTTGGCGTGGATTTCAACGTCCGACGCTTGCCCTTGGAAACCAGAAAGAACTTGGTGAATCATATGCGTTGAATGCGGTAGCATTAACCGTTTTCCAGGTGCGCCAGCGCAGGCAAGTAACGAACCCATACTTGCTGCTTGTCCAACGATAACAGTGCAAACATCTGGTTTAATGAATTGCATCGTGTCGTATACGCCCATCCCTGCTACAACGTCGCCACCGGGAGAGTTAATATACATAGTAATGTCTGCTTCTGGATTTTCTGCTTCCAGGAATAGCATTTGAGCAATCAAAACATTACAAACCGGTTCTGTCACTGGTCCGCTCAACATAATAATGCGATCTTTCATTAACCGCGAATAGATGTCGTATGCACGTTCGCCACGGGGTGATTGTTCAACAACGATTGGAATTAAACCAGACATAAAATCTCCTTTTACTAATTGTTAGTAGTTTACGCTAAATAACACAATAATACAACAATTACGAGCATGAAAATACACGAACTATTAAACGAATCTATTCTTTTTGAATCGCGAGGCTTAGCTGCACGATCGCCAGGCGATCCATTTGTCTCTGTTGACGGCTCCGAAGATCCAATGGAATTTGTATCCATTGAATTTATTCCTAATTCGGGCAATCTCGAACGTGATGAACTAGTTTTGGCAGTGGAATCAGCAGAAGAAGAAAACGAAAATATAATCTGGACCAATAAAAACACCAAAGGGATGGGCGGGTTTGGTCTGGCACGATTCCGTACTGAGGACGGTAACGAACGAGTGTATGGTAGGTTTTTTAAAGAAATCAAACTTCCGCATGAAACCAATCCGTGGGAAAACAAAGGAATACCCGGATATCAATTTGCTAGCAAAGTCGCAAAAAAGGAATCGGCCGGATACCAGCCAACTGAAGTATTATCTAACCTAGATAATTTAACGGCTGAAGATATCGTTGCACAGGTGCAAAAAAAGTTTGGAGCAAGGCATCCATTGACTATTGCAGCCAAGGCAGTGAGCTCAGGTGTATCATTCCCTATAACTGTCCCGGCCGTTGAAGGGGTTGACATCTCTTCATTCTCAAATTACTTCTGCGAAATACTCCATCCTATTGCTCTACAGCGCGGTCTATACTCTGGAAATGCTGGGGAGGCCGCGGAGAAGTTCTTAGGTGAAGACGGCTTTGAAAATACAAAAATTAGTTTTGGCACTTCAAAAACCGAAGGTTTGTCAGATAGCATTTTAACGTCCGACGACGGTCTATCAATTAAGGTTAGCTCTAAAGCTGGTGCTGGAGCATCTGCAAGTGTTAAGAATTTAAGTAATGCCATTGAAGATATTAAAAAAGCAGGCAATCATAAATTATTAGCCAAACTTGGTTCTACAATGGAACTATTATCGTTTATCGAAAAAGGGACGGCCAAATCAACACCCATTACCTTAGCCCAACACTTTGGCATTATTAATGAAAAAGAAGCCAATCAAGTTCGGGCTTTAGAAAAAGCTACAGTTACTGGATTAGAAACCTTTGAGACCGTGTCAAATCATGGCGGTGGGCTAAGTAAAAGACTACAGAAGATATTTAATGGTCGATCACCCAAGGATCCCTCGTCAGCTAATCCGTTTTTTCATATGTTAACTTGTTTAGCATATTTGGTAGCAGACCATGTCAATGATCCTAAATCTAAAATTTCATTCAGTACCGATGCAGCTAAAATTTTAAACCACTCGGCATTAGTACAAGTTCATACTAAAGCTAAAGCCAGTGGTGACAAATGGATATTGCAGGCATTTGAAACTAAGTATCCTGGAAATTTTGATATTAAGGTTGCTCTTGATCCATCTAAAGCATACGCGGCTACAAATATTAAAGGTAATATTACATTTAAAATACTCAAAAGCGGGCAAGACCCTAGAAAGTATTATGTTGATAGTGCTAAATCAGACTCGGCTGCTAAAAAGAAAGAACCCACCAAGAAAGTTACAGCGGCCGACCCAAGTGGTACCAAGTCGACCGAAAAAGGAAAAACTGGTCGAGCTAAACGATAACAAAAACCCCGCGTCAGGCGGGGTTTTTGTTCATATAACAATTTTATCCAAGTATCTAATATATAACTATTGTTTTGAGGGCTTTTCTCAGTTTATTGCTTTCGCTCACCTGTACCCGACATGTCATTTCAATCTAATCTATTTCAGTAACTCTTTAATATTTAGTATCAATTAAAAATGTCGCATATTCATAATCCTCATCAGGGTAACAAACCTCGACATGTTTTTGCAGTCTGTAAATGAGACAACTATGTATTGCGTCCCACCTTCTACAGTATAGTTGGTTTTAAACCGCCCGTCAAGTCGTTTAACAACATTCTGGACATATACTGCATTGCCGCCTTTGGCCCAGAACGACATGGAACACATTAGAACTTACTCGTCCACTGATTAATCAGATGGTTGCCGTCGATGATCTGCCCAACCCGCTTGGCCGAGATCATTTTGCCGCCACCAGGTTTTGGAAAAGCGTCAACATATTGAAATTCGGTCTGCGTAAGCGCCAGGCGGAGATCGTAAGTAACAGCTTCTATTGCCTCTCCGTTGCTCAATGCAAACACGCCGCTACCGTTGAGCAACAGAATTGCATCATCGTCAAGAATATCGTAATCGTTAGCTTTTACGTTAGTCATCCTCTTTTTCCTCGTGTCGAAGTTGGCTCACCAAATACTGGTTACGAACATCCTGCTCTTTTCGTTCCAGTCGCTTTTGCGTAAACAACTTCAGGTGGTTAACATAATAATCGCGGGCCCACTGAACACCATGGAGGAACGATGCGACTTCATCCATGTCGCCAAAATAAATTCGAGCGCCGCTAACAAACGTCGGCCAGCATTCGCCATCGGTGGTTAAAACAAACCGATTGTCGTTGGTGAACGGTGACTGACTGAACGTAAACCCCAATTGGCTTGCTTCTTCCATTAGCTGTACAAGGGCTCGGTATTCGGTTATTCCTACTCCACGCACTGACTTTCTCCTTGGTAGTAAGTGGGGTAATACCCCACGCACTGACTTTCTCCTTGGTAGTATGAACTAAGGACTACAATATACACTCGATCTGGATGATCTGCAACCTTTTCGCCAACGCATGACGATGGGGTCCACTTAACTTTTGAAAAATCCTCCGGCCGTATAGGACCATAATCGGTCAGGGCTTGGAGCGACTTTTCAGAAATTGTCTCACTGGGAGACATTGGGCGGGCTGTTAGCGTCATGCCGCGGTGTTTGAATTTAAACGGTTTCATGAAAAACGCATCAACTGCATCGTAGCTCATACTTTGAAAACCTCGCGAGCAATATTCAATGCATCATTACGACCGTCACTCATGCCACGGTTATATGTTTTCTCAAAGGCATCGCGCATTGCATTTGCCATAGCTTGGCCATCGAGACCCACATCACCATCCTTAAAAAGGGCTGCAACACTTTCCTGGGGGTTGCCGGCGTGGTCGAGATATTCTGCAACAACCTCGAAGAAAACACCGTTACGCTTAACCACAAACTTGACCATTTACATGCTCCAGTAGGTTTCGGAACTCGGATCACAGCACCGCGGGGTGTTCACGCTGATCCGCACGTCCTTACCGGACATCAGGTTCTTGACGACTTTGATCTTCTCGATGTTTGCGCGGAAGTAACCAACTTCGGCAACGTCCCAATTGTAACGATGCTCGATTTTACCCTTCTTCCATGCACGGGTCAGTGCGGCTTTAGCAGCGGCTTCGGTTGCGTAATACTCTTTGCCCTTCACGTACAGAGTGCGGGTGGTTTCTTTGTTGTACACGACGTATGCCATTTGCTTGCTCCTGTTTGCTTACCCTATGCGTCTATTATATGGATTTTGGGCGGGGCAGTCAACCGTTTTTAGTAATTAAAAGCACAGGTTTGTAAGTCATTAATTTTGCTAGAGAAAAAACTCTTTAAGAATCAACAACTTACAATTCAGTAGGAATAATCGACGTCTGACTCCCAATCGGACAGCATATCGTCCAGTGCAGAAAACCGCTCCATCAGCCCGTTAGTGGCCGCCAGGTGACGATCACGCATCATGATGACTTGGGGGTCCACTTCGTGGGCGATCATGTTGATCAGTTCGTCGCGCTGGGTAGCGAGTGCAACATATATGTCCTGGATTTCTTGACGGGAAAGTTCGACGTTCATCTGCGTACCCTCTGCTATAGTTAGCGTTCAATTTCTCAACAGAATGAACTTAAACCCTTCTGGCATACCCCAGTCGTCGGGGTATTCGTCTTCGTCGGCTACTTCACGAGAAGTAAAATTAATCGAATACACAGACCCCTCGTCGTTTGGGTCTGAGAACATAACTTCAACGTTGCCGTGCTGTTTTCCCAGCTTCTCCAACCGAGCAATTAATTGTTTGACTTTCATCTGCCTACCCTTTGCTCTAACTATGGGCATATTATAGCCGCTGCGACCCAAAATGTCAACCATTTTTAGTAATTAAAAGTACGAATTTATAAGTCGTTGAAAATCAACGACTTACACGGTTCAGTCAAATTTCAAGTCAGTGGCAGGGTACATCTCGTTGACCATTGCATCAATATCCAGTTTGCCCTTCTTGCCGTTTAGTGCAGCCCAGGCTCGGACCTTTTTGTATGCCTCAGCCATAGCCGGCCAGTCGCTTTCAAACAACTCAACACCAAACCCAAACGACTGGTGAAAAGTTTTATTCTGATCTTTTGCACCACCACCGCCACCAGTTCCAGTATAAATTCGAGTTCCTTTCCACATATCACTCGAACCAGGATAGCATCCAAGTTGGTTCTTATAAGACTGCACCACGTAATCAAACCGTCCGCGCCAGCCCGGATAACCTCGCGGGGCATTTTCGTTCAGGCCTCCCCAGTTCGTGACTCCGTCGTGCGGACAACTATGCGTGTTAGGAACACGATCTGTCCATTTAATGGAAAACGTCGAGAAGTAAAGAATGGGCGTCGGCCGAATCGTTCTGCCACCCGAGAAAGACTCCGAAACGCCAATGGCAGCAAAAACGTCACGGTGGTGAAGAATTGCTGCTTGAAGCTGGTTAAGGCTCTGGACTTTGTTCCAGAAGTTTTCAGCCCACCATTCTTTTTCGGCGCGTCTCTGTTGCTTTAGTTTTTTAATGCGGCGATTCTCAGCAGCAATCTTTCGAATATGCTTCTGGTACTTGACCTTGTCTTCGAAGAGTTTGCCGGTTTTGTCGCACTTGTATGCAGTAATGACACTCATCTTGTAACCATTATGATTTTACTGGATTGGGTGTATTATGCAGAATTTGGAAAGTGATGTCAACCGAAATGTTTTTGTTTTAAAATCAATGACTTACAGCAACATCTCGATTACTGCTTGTAGCCCGTCTTGCGTTAAGTTCTCAAGTTCTGTAAAAACTTTTGCTAGCTCATGCTGATATTCAACCAAAACAAACTGGACATTTAAGTTATCCCGAATAACTGATCGAACGTTCATTTGGTATGCTTGTTCAATCACCTTTTCAATTTTGTCTTCAGTTTCAATAGGTGCCAAATTAAACCCAAGCATTAGAACAATGTCGGACGTTTGCGCTGTTAAATTGAGAGCAACAACATCATCCTTATTTTTGTGGGCAGGCCCTTTAAATTGCCCATCAAACATTTTGAGCCCGACGGGCCGACCAAGTTCGCTGTAAAAATCTCGTGGAATGTAAAAGTTCGTTACTGCATGCATGGCGCGCTGCATTAACATCTTTGCTTCAGTTAAATCAGTACAAATGATATTGTCAGTCTTGTAATTTTTCCAAGTATGCCAGGAACCCCAGGCTGGGCCAATTGAGCGTATTAACTCTGGGTCTGCAAACGCAGGTGGCGTGATTTGTGATATAACCCATGAAACTTTCATATGCTTATTTAGTACCCAGGATCACGTTCTAAGTCCAAAGTTACGCAGTGAAACCCACCGCCAAGTGTACGAGCATGTCGTAGTTCCAGTGGGATTACTGTAAAGTTTTTCTTTTCCAATTCCTTTATGATTGCATCTTGGTTCTTGTCAACTACAACCGTAAAGTTGCCAAGAGCAAGCATGTTTATTGCAATCCATTTTGATGCATATGGATACCCTTCGAACCCTTGCGGGTTGATCATATCCTCGGTAATATAAATCTTGCTATGGTCTTTTAAAAATGCAGGGAGGTTATCATCATTGACTCGTTCGCCGTTGAGAACTAACCAGTTATACTCAATTGGAACTATGGTTGAGTCAATGTGCGCTGCATCATAGACATCAGTAACGTGTACTCTATAATCCGGTAACATGTTTTGTAACCAATATGCTCCAGCACGGTTACCAGTTGATGATACCAAGTATAGTAAGTCATACCCGAACCTAGCAATGTTTGCGGCATCAAACGCTGGCTCGCAATTAGTTAGATGGAACTTACTCGATTTAACATAGTTTTCAGTATCAAGTAACCTTGGCCTCGGTGCAGCCCACCAACGCATGCCTGACTCGATTGCAGCCCGACGTATGCTATCAAATGCCAAGACTTCGTGTTGCCTTGCTCGTGTTGACATAGGTGCTTCAATAACTTGGTCACCAAGTACAAGTAACGTATCTCTAGGACAATAAGCATATTGCCCGTCGCTTGACCAATCTAATGTTCGTACAGTTTTAGAAAAATCAATAACGTCTGGTCTTAAAACTTTTATCCCAAGTCCAGATAGCGCATTGGCTAATACCTCTAAATCTTCGTTTGTTTCTTCTATTATTTTTTTTGAAACACAGCCAACCGGCGGCGGGGTATCTTTCCAGCCAGCAAACTTCATCGATTGCTGGAATAACTTATCGTGTACTGGAAAATTCGCATTGGTTGCTGATCCAACTATTACAGTTTTAAGTGGATCATATTCGTTAAACGAATGTATTCTCATTCACTTAAAATTCCAGTTAATTGCAAAGTATACCGATCAGTGATCCCACAATTGGACGCAGTATGTGGCGCTAGTTCTGTCCACCATACATAATCTCCTGCTTTCCACGCGGGCATTACTTCATTTCCTAGATCTAAGTAATGACCCGATTTCCAATCTTCTAAGAAGACTAGTGCTCGGCAGATAGTTCCTGGCTCGGTTGAATACATAGATTTAAATCTCACGAAGGTATCAACATGAGTTGGTAAGATGACACCTGGTGTCATCTTATAAAAAGACCACGACAAGTGTTTCCACTTTAAAATACGTTCGTAAATTGAAACATCAAACCAGTCTGGTGTTGAGTTTCGCATGTCGTACATTTCGCCTGTGAAATGTACATTAGTATATCCTAGGTCCCGCCATAATGAAACACTCTCCGGATCGTTAAATGGCTCACGCGCATACGGCAGTAACCTGTGCTCGTTCTTAGACCACAGGAGTTTAAAATGTCCTTTTCCAGTATTATACTCTGGTGTTACCATAATGAACTACTTTATATTTTTCTAGTCTTTTGTTCGTTCTTCGCCATGGGTCTACTATAACACTTCCTTCTAAAATATCAAAGTAGAATGGACTCTTACGAAGGTCACCAATATAGTTATAGGTAACCTCTGCATTATGCGCTAACAAAACTACCGCTTTAGTAGGAGGAATATCGTCGCCGGTCATTGGATCCGCATATATTACTTCCTGCCCGGCTTGCTCTAAATAATACCCGACTAACAATGAGTAAGATCCAATGGTATAAGGAACGTTTGGTTTATATGCTTTACCATGTATTACAATTGGTAACTTATTTTCTTCGGCTTGCTGAATTAAAAAGTCTGCTAAATTCTTCGCCTGTACTTCGCGAGCAGTCATAATGGCTGAGAATAGATCATAACCAAAATCATATCGTTGTGCAAAATGACTAAGGGCAATATTGTCGCGTGGGTGGCAAGCGCCTGCATCTCCCATTCCTGGAATCATGTATTGTGGTCCCATGATGCGCATTGTGCTCTTAGCCAGCGCGGCGGAAACCACTTCGGCATTCATATTACCTACTTTCATTGCAGCATCTTGGATCATATTAACAATCCCAATCTTAGCCGAAATGAAGGTATTATAAAAGATTTTTATTCCTTCAGCTTCTTCCCAGGTACCGGTTTCATAACGTGGATCATTTTGCATCATTGGCTTATAAATTTCAATCAACTCTGCCACTCGTGGATCTTTACCGTCCTTACTACCAATAATGATCATTTCCGGGTGAACCATGTCCCAACTAACCGACCCCATTGCAATCAAATATGGATTATAAATGAGTGTATGGTTATCTAGTAGATCATCAAATTCTCGACGAGTCGTACCTGGCAGGACCGTGCTAATTAATACAATATTTTTATCGGCGGTAGCAGTTCTGTTTATCTCTGTTAACACATCTTTAACTATAGCATAGTCAAAGTCTTTAACTGGTAAATGTGATGTCGGGGCCGAACCATCATACTCTTCGTCATGCGGCGTCGGTACTGCAATAAAAATCCAATCGCTGTTCTCGACCACTTCGCCTATTGAGGAATATGGCTGGACTCGAGCAGTAACCTCCGGGCTTACAATATCATAGCCACAAGTAGGATAGTATTGTCCGAATACTTCTGCACACGGTAATCCTAATTTCCCTAAACCAATAAAACCAATTCTTATATTTTTCATAAACTACCCATTACAACTAATATATATTAGTATGTTTTCACCAGACAACTTTTATCAATATCTTTTGTTAAATCTTAAAGATCGTAACATAGATACCGAATTATATTATTTTCCTAATCCCGGAATCCGAACATTAGACGGCATAAACACATTTGGACACCGTGCACCAATGATGCCTCCGAGATATGCCAGTCGTTGCTTTTTATCTGACCAGGAACCATTGGATATTAATTTTTACACCAACTGGAAGTTTGATGACCTGTCTAAAGCATTTAACCCGCAGGGTGCAACCTTTGCGAAACACCTACCATCAATGGATTTCGCTTCGTACTTTTTTTCCGGGACTCACACTCCTATTTTATGTCATTCTGAAAAAAATAGCCAGGACGTCAATATCTTCAAAGATCACTTTTTCTCCGATGCACATTATTTTTATCACGGGCTAATTTCGCGAGACTGGTATCGACACTGGAAATATTATAACATATCCCGCAATGCATCCGCAATGCGATTTGGCTTATATGCCCGTGACGCTTCAGGATCTAGAAGTTATCGATTGTCTCTATTAGAAAAACTGGTTCCGATTAAACAACAAGTTTACTATAAACTACAACCAGAAATTGCCAACGATCTTTGCTTAGAAGTTCGACGCCAATGGCCAGCGAACCCCGAGATCAAAGGGGCAGCGGCGTCGGCTATTATTGATTTGAACGACTCGGAACAATTTCATATTCACTTAGTGGCCGAAACTCTTTTTAACACAAGCAAAACACACCTAACTGAAAAGGTATTCAAACCAATGGTTATGAAACAACCATTTATAATAATTGGACCGCCAGGTAGTCTAGAATATCTTCATACATATGGATTCCAGAGTTTTGGCGATATTTGGGATGAAAGCTATGACCAGGAAACTGACTCTGAAAAACGAATGGATAAAATTTTATCAACTGTTAAGCATCTGGCTTCGATGAACGAATATCAATTTATAGATATAGTAAACAAAGCCAACACCATAGTCAACTTTAATCACCAGCATTTTTATAGTCAACGCTTTGAAGATATTTTGATGAATGAATTACACAACAATTTAGATTCGGCAATTGCAGAAACACATGAAAGATTTTTTAGAATGCCGGGCGGTAATTGGTTTTATTACCAGGACATGTTAATAAAAGATGGGCACAAATTACCTAATCCAACTCAACAAATAAACCATCAGGTAATTAATTACCTAAAACAACACAAAGGCGATCCAGTTGCTAAACAAATTCTGTCAAAGTACGCCCATCTGTTTTAACACACGTTTTAACCAGGCCCAAAACTCCACGGCTGCAACAAGGATTACTCGTTCCCACTTTGGACATCCTAAATAAATAATTTCTTGTTCAAATTCTCGATTTGCTCGTTCCCAGTCGTCAAAGTTGTCAATGATATAGTCGTGAACAATAGCAGCGCCAAAGTATCGACCAGTGGGAGAAAACAGCCAGGTTAATCCAGGTGGGATTGACGCCCCATCACTAATGAATCCAACTTTGGCCACTACGTTGCCGTTTCCAGAGGCATAAGATTCGAGTAATTTCCATGTCGCTCGTTTCCACCATTTTGTTGGTGGTATAAATTCAACTTTAATAACACCACGATCAATAACTCGATTCATTGTAATCTCCCGATATACAATATTTATTTAAAATTGATTAGTATCGTCCGAGTCGGAATAAGCCGATAACGCTACGCCAGTTCCTTCGGCTTCGACTTTTAAAATTGATTGTGGTGGATACCACTCAAACTTATCGTCAGTGACTGTCCTGAAATACCCGGCACGGTTAATGTTCTTAACATGGTCCATAACTTGTTCAAGAGTGTTAACCACAAAAGTAAATACTCCTTTCTTATTTCCGTTTCTTGTAATATTAGTAAAAATTCGAATAGTATACATGAACTATCAATCCTTTTGTGTAGTTTAGTATATTATTTATTACTTTAGGACCAAAACATTAATCTAAATTAAGGCATATATGTACGTTCGCGGTAAATTTCCATTAACACCGAGGCAGTCCAGTTTGAGTCGGAGTTGTTATAGATTTTGATACGAATAAAATATCCCATCTCAACTGGCAATTCAGCAGTTTCGTCGGACGTCATTGAAAAGTATGTCGTTGACGAACCA